ATAAAAATCCAGCCATATAATGTATTTTTACACTTATTGTTTTATTATAATAAAGGTATAAGGTATGAACGCCAAAAAAATATTATCGCGTAGGCAATGCGAAGCCACGACTCTGCTATTTAAACAGTTTCTAAAAATTCTAGAAGACTTGAAACGAGAGCATGATGTGGCTTATAAGAAGCTTTATGATAACCTGCCTGTTGAATACACTCCAATTTTAAATGTTGGAAATTATTTTGATCTTGACAAAATGGCTGCTCTAAGAAAAAGAATTTTAGACCTAGGAAATGAAACAATGAGATCAAATGATAATGAATTAAACGATTTTAATGTAAGTTTTGTTTTTAAGAATTAATATAACTACCAAGGAATATGGACATCAAAGAAATCTACAATTTTAATATCTACGAGGAAAAAGAAGTTCCAGTAGAAACCGTCTCTAAAGACGAAGAAGGCAACGAAGTCAAGGTCACTAAAAAGGAAAAACAGAAAGTGCCAATTAAGGTCATTCTTAAAAAGCCTTCTCGTCGCCAAATTGAAGAAGCTGATCTTGAATACAGTGTTGAAATGTCACGCTGCGTAAAGAAGGGTATTCTAACCAAAGCGATGCTTGTTAAAAAGTATTCTGACACTGGTGGCTTAATGAGTGAAACAGAAGCAAAGAATCTCTATCAGCTTTATCAAAAGCTAATGGAGCTTCAGCGCGAATTCACTGAAAATGAAACAGTTAACAAGGGAGAATCTAATAGAAAGAAGAAGTCAGAAGAGCTAACCTTGGAAATGACAAAGGTTCGCGATGGCATCATCAAGACTGAAATGGCTTATCAATCTCTGTTTGATCATACAGCAGATATGAAGGCTCAAAACAAGCTTCTTCTTTGGTACATCATTAACCTTACTTTTATTCAAAAAGAAGGTGAAGATAAACCATCTCCTTATTTCAAAGGCGAAGATTTCGAAGATAAGCTTGAAGATTATTATGCTAAGGAAGAAAGCGAAGACCTTCAGTATTTTGAAATCGCTCGCAAGATTTCTAGAATTGCCGCATTCTGGTTCTACAACCAAGCATCTTCCAAAGAAGATTACGATAACATTCTTGCTGATTCTAATGAGGAGGAGGCTCCAGTAGAGGCTAAGGAAGAATCTGCGCCAAAGAAAAAGTCTAAGAAGTCTTGAATGAGAACTCTTACATAGAGATCGTCAATGAAATTTTTGACGGATATACACGGTTTGATTTTAATGGCCGAACCGTGTTTTTGCGTCATTTTAGCTTAAAAGACCAGAAGCTCTTAAATGATCACTTCGAAAAACATAAGCTTGTCGCAGTTAAAAAGGGTATCCAAGAAGAAAAAGACATTCTAAAGAGATTAAAAGATGACGGAACTTGGACAGATGAAGATGAATTTAAGATAATTGAAATCCAAAATTATATAGATACTCTTGAGAAGACAAAATCGAAGATTGCTATTCCTTCTCAAAAACAGTCTCATCAAAAACTTATTGATGAAGAGAAAATAAAACTATATGCTTTAAAAATTGAGCGTCAAGAACTCGTTGGTAAAACCGCAACTGAGTATGCTAATAATCGCGCTAATGAAGATTTCCTACAAAATCTATTATACAAGGATCGTCTTTTAACTGTTCCATTTTTCTCAGACGACGAGTTTGGAGAAATTGATCCAGTTGATTTGAATTCGTTAATGAATTCTTATTATAATATCATTAATAAATTTAATGATTCTAATATTCAAAAAGCTGTTCTAGAAGACTGTTTTAGTTTATTTTTATCTCATTGTGAGAAGCCCTTTGATTTTTTTGGGAAGCCATTGATTCAGTTTTCTCTTTATCAGTTAAAATTACTTGCTTATGGAAGAATGTTCTTAAACATCTTTCAGAACGTGGATAAGATTCCCGATTCTATTAGAAAAGACCCCGAAGCTCTTATTAGTTTTGCTGAAAGCAGTCGCAACAAAGAAAAATTAACTTCCAAAATGAAAGACAATTCTGCAACTGCTGTTTTCGGTGCTACAAAAGAAGATTTAGACTTTGTTGATCCAGAAGCCAAACAAGTTTCTCTTCAAGATTTGCTTGAGAAAAATGGTGGACAATTAAATATGGAACAAATGATGGAATTTATGGGACAAAAGGTGTAATAAACCTTTAAGGAATAAGGTATGGCCGCACCAATTAATATCCAAGCAAATGTACAAATTCAAAATCTGTCTCAGTTAGAAAGACAGCTTATGCAAGCCACTGAAGGCTTGAGGAAGGGTATGGCAATGGGCAATAATGCCCGTTCAGTCAAAGCTCTTTCTCAACCTCTTGGTCGTTTAACAGGTCAAGCTGATGAATTCACAAAATCAATGGACGCTGCTAATGCTCGCGTTCTTGCATTCGGAGCTTCTGTTGGTGTTGTTAATGCCTTTACTAATGCTTTTAAAAGTCTAATTGCTTCGACTATTGAAGTTGAGAAAGCCATTAAAGCAATTACTGTTGTTGGTGATCAATTCGCAGGAAGTACCAAAGAATTAAGTCAAGGATTATTTAATGTTGCGAAATTAACTGGACAAAGTTTTGCTGAAGTTTCTAAAGCTGCTCTTGAATTTTCTCGTCAAGGTTTAAAACTTGAAGATACTCTTCAAAGAACTAAAGACGCTCTGATTCTTACTCGTTTGACTGGATTAGATTCAGCAAAAGCCGTTGATGGTTTGACTGCTGCTTTTAACGCTTTCTCTAAGGCTGGTATTTCAACTAGCCAAATTTTAAATAAATTAGCGGCTGTTGACCAAGCTTTTGCTGTTTCTTCCGCTGACCTTATTGAAGGCTTTAACCGAAGTGCTGCTGTTGCTCAAAATGCTGGCATTTCATTTGATGAACTTGCTGGTATTATCACTTCCTTACAAACTCAAACATCTAGAGGTGGTGCAGTTATTGGTAACGCCTTAAAAACTATTTTTACAAGAATTCAAGATAAAGACACTCTTGAGAAATTAGATAGCTTGGGAATTGCTGTTACTGATGTTCAAAATAGAATCTTGCCAGCTAGAAAGATTTTAGAAAATTTAGCAAACGATGTAGAAGGTTTGGGTAAAATTACCCAACAAGGCATTTTCGCAGATGTAGCTGGAACTTTCCAAATCAACCAATTGATTTCTTTGGTTGGAGACTTGAATAAACAAAATAGTATTGCTGCTGATGCTACTAAAAAATCTGCTGGAGCCACTAATGAAGCTTATACTGCTAATGAAAAACTTAATCAGTCGCTTGATGCTATTTTAAATAAAGTTGCTCTTTCTGGTAAACAGATTGGTTCAATTTTAGGTGATCTTGGAATTGCTGATAATCTTAAAGGTCTTCTTGATGGTTTAAATTCATTTTTGGAATACGCGAGTGAAACTTTGCAAGGAGATAGTATTGGAGCAAAATTTGCTAAAGGTATTGTAAAAGGCATTGGTTCTATTTTAACTGGCCCTGGAGTTGGTCTTTTTCTTGCCATTATTGGCAAATTAAGTTATGACCTTATTAAGTTCGGCACTCAAAGTTTAAAAACATTCTTTAATATTGGTCAAGCTGCTAAACAACAACAACAGATTCAAGAATCTATTGTTCAAACACTCCTTCGCAACCAAAATGTTCTAAGTCAAATTGTAAATACGCAAGGTGGACAAAATGCACAAGCTCAAGCTTTTTTAAATATTCTTCGTCAAGAAGAGGAAACTTTACAAAATATTAGAACTCTTGCTGGCGGTATTGCTGCTCCAGTTATTGCTCAAGGTTATAGAACTGGTGATCAAGGATTACGCCGCCGTTCTGCTGGTGGCTATTTACCAGCGCAAGAAGCGTCAGATGTTCGCCGTGGCGTTGGTGGTGCATCTCCAAGCTCAAAGGTTGTAGCTATTCCTAATTTCGCATTTGGCGGCGGCAAGCGCGGCACAATGATTGCTAACACTAGCGAATATATCGTTCCCAATTACGCTGGCGGTGGTTCTGCTATCTTTAATCAAGACATGGCAAAGACCATGGGATTACCGCCAGGGGCGAAAAAGATTTCTGCTGCTGGTGGATTTATTCCTAATTTTTCTGACAACACTAATGCTCAAGACCCTAAAAATGTTAGTGGCAAATATGCTCTACTTGTTAATGACCTTGAGAATCCGAGATTAGGTGAGACAGTTTCTTATAAGCCGAAAGATGGAGACAGAGTTTATTATAAAGCAAATATTTATGGCGTTCAAGGAACTAAAAATTTAACAAGCGCAGAACAACTAAACAGATTTCGCTCTGAATTTAGTACGGAAGCTTTGACAGCAAAGTATGAAAAATTAGCTTTAGAAGATATAGGAAAATATTCTAATGCAGTTGTAGGCGAACCTATATCTCCAGTAGCGGCGACTAAATTAGCTAATAAAGGCTCTGTGCCAAGCTTAGTTGGTTCTATTTTTGAATCAGCGATTATTTCTGCTCTTTCGGACGCTGATTTAATAAATGCTCAAGCTGAACGCAATCCTAATGCTCCTTTTGATTTTGCATTAGCTGGCAAGAGTAAGCAATTTAATAAATTTTTTGGCATTCCTCAAGGTATTGATTATATTGAAGCTAAATACAGCGCTAATAGTTCTACAATAGAAAGTTTTGCATCTAAAATTGACAGAATAGAATCTGGAAAATATGTTGAAAAAGAAATAAAACAAAAAGGCGCAGCGAAAAGACCTTTTTTAATAAGAGATAAAAAAAGCGTTTTAAATGCTTTAGGAAAAACTAGAGGGCCAAGCGAGCGTTTTAATTTTCAAATTGATAAAGATGCTAAAATTTCACCAGAGGATATTCAAGCCTTAATAAAAGCTGGGGGTATTCAGACAAATGCTTCTAGTGGTTATATTCCAAACTTTGCTAGTACCGCTCTCCAAGCTGCAATCTCTCGCGAGAGAAGTGCAGGAGTTCCAGCTTCACAAATTTATATTGATAAGAGTCCTGCGCTTCAGTCTTCCGCTAACCCAATGGGGTTAATGGTGGCTAATCGCAGAGATGAGCCTGCTGGCGGTTTCCAAGGCATTTCTCGCGCACGCAAGGAAGGTAGAAATCCAAAGACTTATGGTGCGGCTAATGGATTTGTGCCAAATTTCTTTAGCTATTCTCCATTGTCTCCTCGCTACGCTCCCGCTCCCGCTCCCGCTCCTGCTCCTGCTCCCGCTGCCTCTACCGCTAGCGGAGGTAGTGGTGATGATAGTCCAAAATCATCTGGAGATGCTCTTGCTAAAGTTTTTGCTTTGCAAAGCGCTCTTGTTGGTTTAACTGCTGTATTTGAAGAAACTGCTGGCGAAGGCAGTTCATTAACAGAAGGTTTTAAAAAGGTTGGTGGAGTTGTTACTGGTATTCTTAGTGGAGCGACTCTTCTAAGTGCTGGATTGGGGGGGATAGGAATTGCTCTAGCTGCATTAACTTCTGGTTTTAATGTTGTTAAAGCTCTTTGGCCCAATGCTATTCAGTTAATGTTAGAATCTTTTGGTGGATTATCTAAAGCAGGCCAAGAAGCTAGCGAAAATTTAAATAAATTTGGAGAAAAAATTGCGTCTGGAGGTGTTTCTCCAGAACAAGCTCTTGCGGATGCTAAAAAACAAGCTGAAGAAGCTAGGATTAGAATTCAAGCTGCTCGACAAGGAGTATCTACAGAAACTAGCGAAGGAGGTCAAAAAGACCAAGCTAAACTTGCAAGAGAATTAATTCTTAAACAAGCTCGCGAAAACTTATCTTCGCAAATATATCAAGCAGGAATATTAAAACAAACAGGTACGAGTACAGAACAGCGATATATACCATCACAGGCTGGTGGATCATATTCCTATTTCAGTACTCCTATTTTTGATATTGCGGAAGCTCAATTTAAAGACTTAAACGAAAGTACTCAAAATGTTATTTTTGATATTCTTGAAGAATCTGTATCAACAACTAAAGAAGGTCTTATATCCTTAGCTAAAACAAGAGGATTTAAAGATATTGATCCTAAAAAAATTATTACAGAAAAAGATTTAAATGATTTAAGAACAAAATTATTAATTGATATTGTCGGAGGAAAAAAAGCATCTTCTGTTATCCAAAAAGCTATTCAAGACGCTACAGATTTAAAAACTGGAAAACTAGATCAAACTAAACTACAAGACCTACTTAGGAAAAGCGAAGATTTTGCAAAAATTCCAATTGAAAATTTACAAGCTGCTATTAAAGGTATTCCAGCAGTTGAAGATTTATCTCCAGAAAATCAAGTTCGTATTAAACTTGATGACTTTTTGCGTACTTATAATGATTTTAGTTCTGAAATAGATCGTAGTATAACTGCTACAACTTCATTATTTGAAGGAATCATTGGAAGCCAAGCTTTTTCAGCTTTGAGTGAACAGAGACAATCTGAATTAAAAACTCAATTAGATCGTTTTAAATTTACTACATCGTCACAAAAATCTGAAAGAGCATTAGTTTCAGAAGCTCAAAGTTTAGCAGCTTCTAAAGCAAAAGATTTAGCCGCGACACAGGGAAATCCAGCTTTATTAGCTAAATTGCAAAATCTTGCCACTTCTACTTCCAGTGTAGCAGATATACAAAATAACTTTACTGAATTAGCTACAAGCACTTCTTTGGTTGGAAAAGATTTAGAAGATTTTAAAAAAGAACTATCTGGTTTAATTAATAGAACTAAAGATTTCCAATCTAGTCGCGATACAGAAAGTAAATTACTAGAATTATCTATCTTAGAGAGAGAAAATGAATTAAATTCTATCAAGTCATTTTATCAAGGTCTTGACTCTTTCAATAAAGGAATTAGAGAAAAAGAAGCTAAAATTCGTCAAATTGATTTTCAAATCAAAAGCAATCAGCAATTAACTGATTATAGAAAAGAAATGGTTAGTTTGACTACTAGCGGTCTTGATGAATATAGATCAAAAACTAGAAATGTTGAAAACCAAGGATTTACTAAAGAACAAGGCTTAATAAAAGAACAAGCTGATCTTCAAGCTAAGATAGAGCTTGAAAAAGCCTTATATACTCAAGATAATATTATTGCTTTAAATAGAAACACAGAAGCTTTAGAGACTGCTTATAAAGAATTTACGGCAGAATCTATACAAAAGAGAATTGATGCAATATTATTAAAACCAGGCAATACAAATACAAGCGATAAGCAAGAATTAGAATCGTTGCAAAAGGCAAGAGCAAATCTTATTAATCCTATCGCTAATAATGAATCTCTTAATTCTAGTAATAAACTAACTGAAATCATTAATGCCCCAACTGAGGAAGTTAGAAAACAACTTTTAGATTCTATACCTAACGAATCTCAACGCAATAATTTAAAACAAGCGTATGAAAATTATACTATTGGTTTATCTATTAATGCTGAAAGACTTGGTAATGAAGCTGAATTAAAAAAACAAAGTCAAAAGCAAGAAGATGATCTTAATAAAGTTAGAGATTCTTATACTTCAGCTTTAGCCACAGAAGCTCGACAGATTGAACAGTCATTAAGAAGTCAACCAATGAGCATGGGTCAATATTTGACCGAAAGCAGAAAACGCGAAACTGCTTTAAAAGAAGAGAGCATGTCTCCAGAAGCTGTCAGAGAATCTCGTTCTTCTTTCCGTCGAGGCTTTGAAGATTCTATGACTGAAATTGAAGCAAAAACTGCTGATTTTAGAAATGAAATTGGTCGCGAAATTCCACAACTCTTCTCATCTAATCTTGCTCAGGGACTAAGCGATGCAATCAGTGGTGCAAAATCACTCAAAGATGCTCTTCGCGATGCTGCGACTAGTTTCCTTAATGCCCTTACTCAAAAGAATATCGAAAATATTGCTAACCTTTTCACTAGCTCAATTGGCGGAGCCGCAAAAGGTTTCGCTAGTGGCGGCATGATCTCTGGCGGTTCAGGAACCAAAGACGATGTTCCAGCAATGCTCATGGGTGGCGAATATGTCATCAAAAAATCAGCAGTCAAAAAATACGGTTCAAGATTCTTAGACTCCTTAAATAATGGAGGAATCCAAGCTTTTGCTGCGGGTGGAGGAGTCCAATCTGGTGAGGGCGGATTCTATGTCCCTGGCGACTTTGGCACTGGTGCAATTACTGGTAAAAATCAATTACTTCAATTTGCTGGTCAAAGCTTCACAGGTGGTCAATATGATCGCATGGGAGGTTTTGGAATGAGCGGAGCTTCAATTAGTCTTGAGCCAGAAAGCGCGAGATTAACAGCCGCTGGTCGTGAAAATAGTCCAATTTTTGAACGAGTTCAACAAGCCAAAGAAGAAGCTTTTAATGTTTACCTGAATCAATTAAAACAAGAAAGCTCTTATCAAGAACAATTAAAGCAAAGAGCAGAAGCGGAAAAAGCTAGAAAAAAACAACTTCAAAGAGCAATCATTAGTGCTGTAGTTAGCTCTGCGGTAAGTTATGCTGGCAGCAGCATGGCTGCTGGCGCTAAGAATGCAAATGCCGCTGCCATCGCTAGTGGTGGAAAATCCAGTTTCATGACAGGATTTAAAGGAGCTTTAACTGGATACAAGGGCCAAGGAGGTCTTGGCAATATTTTTAGCTCTAATGCTTTAACTTTGAGTTCAGACGCTCAATTTTTTAAATCTATTGGAGTTAGTTCTTCAAAAGACTTGTATAGCGGAAAACTTTCTCCAGAAAATTATGGAAAATTATTTAATCAATATCCTAACTTAGGCAAAACTTATAATTTTGATTACAATACTAGAAATTATATACCTTCTGGCAGAGCTTTTGGAGGATTAATTTCTGGCGGTTCTGGAATGCGCGACGATGTTCCAGCCATGCTTACTGGCGGTGAATTTGTTTTAAATAATCGTGCCACTCGTAAACTCGGAGTTCAGAATCTTAACCGCCTGAATGCTGGTTCAACAGAGTCTCAGCAAAGTTCTGGCGGCGTTTCTGACGCTCTTATCTCTAAGCTTGACGAACTCATCCAGACCACTCGCGAAAGCTCCAAAGACAATGTTGTTGTCAATGTCAGCGGAATGGAAACTGGCGGCGAAAAACGCTCTGATGAAAACAAATCCTCTAACGATAAAGAACTTCAAAGAAAAATTAAAGAAGCAGTACTTGCAGTCATTGCTCAAGAAAAACGACTTGGAGGATCACTAAATAAATGAGTATAGACAGATCAAACTCAGTCCTTCAATATGATCAGAGCTTTATTGCTAATGGTTATCAACTTTCTGGAGTAAACTCTGTATCGGTTTCTTACAGTGTTCCTCTTGAAAATGCATTGACTCTCGGCTCTGTTTTTGGTTATAATTTGAATAATCCGTTTCAGGCAGAAATCACTATTAATAGAACCTGCTTATATCAAGACCCTTTGCTTTCCCTCACTGGAGACTCGCCCATATCTGGTAGTTTCAAATACAACGGCCTTTCCTATGGCTTTACAAGCGGATACTTATCAAGATACTCAATCAATTGCGGCGTTGGAGAACTACCCTCTGTGGCTTGCAGCATCACTGTCTATGGAGAGCTAAAACCAAACTTGGAAGTTCTTCCTTCTCAAACTCATGGGGCTATTTTTATTCCTAGCCCAAGATCAATCTCTGTTTCAGGAGACAATACTTCTACAAATAGAGTCAAGGGATTCTCTTATGAGCTTCAAATTAATCGTCAGGCTAACTTTTCAATTGATAGTTATCAGTCTGTTGATGAGGTAGTATTTTTGCCACCAATTAATGTTTCAGCCTCTCTCGACTTTGATGCTGTGAACTTTACACCAGAAAATTACGAATATTTTATCTCCTCAAGAGAAAAGAAGACATTTAATATTACTATTAATGATAGAGCTTCTAACAATAATATTTTTAATTTAAATATTCCGAATATTGAGTTAGTGTCTCAGTCTTTAGATAGTAATGCGGATAATAAACTATCCATTACAAACAATTATATAGGATACCTTGAATGAGTTTATTTTATAACAGAGATAGAAACATAACAGGCGTTGAGCAAATCACCTCAATGTTTACGATTAATCCTAACTATGGATCAACAGTTTCTTTTGTTTGTAAAAATAATAGGGTAGATTATAATAGTAATACTTTCTCAATCATGCCTTCGACGCTTAATAACGTCACGGCAAATTGCTCTTTTAACTTTACAACAAATGAGGCTCAGGCTAAAAAAATAGTTAACTTCTTTGAGAGTCAAAGCGGCACTGGATATTTTGGCATTGCAGATTCTTCATTAATTTATCAGACACTATATGGTTTTGCAAATGGTTTTGATATTTCAATGGATCACAATAACTTGTACAATATCTCATTGAATTTTAGCGTCGAAAGAAACGCCAGCGTGCTTGATTGGAGCGGCATGAGTTTTGTGAACTACTTATTTGAAGAGTGGCAAACTGATAAAGCTTATAGTAAATATCAACCAGTCTATTTTGAAACACAAAAAGACAACTTGATTAAAAACTTCTTTTATGCGAAAGAAAGTCATACCAGTTCTTTAGATAAAGCTCCAACTAATGAAAATTATTGGACTCAAGAATTTTTCTTTGAAGATGATCTTGGTTTAAAAGTTGATACTGAACCAACTATTGACTTCTTAAATTTTAAGAATTCTTTTCCTCAAAGAATCAAAAGTCAAGACAATATTCATACTTTTAGAAAATTAGAATTAGGTTTTAAAAATTTGAGCGATTTTAAGCTCAAGTCAATGCTTCATTTCTTAGAGAGTCATCTTGGCTATCTTAAGTTTCAATTTAATTTGCCAAAAATTTACGACCGTCCAAAAATCTTTTATGCTGAATCTTGGACTCATACTTGGAACTATAAAGATTCTCATAATTTAACCGTTACATTGGCAGAAGACCCGCTTGGAATCTTAAATCAGGTTGATTCTCCAGACGTATCTTTATTTCAAAATTCTGACCAATCTTTTATTAGTTTAAATGCTTCGGCAGAAGATGGTATTTTTCTTGTTGATTTTACTGGCAAAAAACAAGCAGTTCAAAACGGCCTTTTCTCAGGAAATTGGGGAACTTCACCAATACGAACAACAAAGCTTTATCAGCAACTAAATTCTATTTCCTGCACTGGACAGAATTTAAAAAAACTTTCATTTGGTTCTAGAGTTGAACTAAAAACTGGCGTTTTTTCTCAGAACAATATAAATGAAGTTAATTTCAACAGCGCGAAAAACATTGAATATTTAAACTTAAGTGGCAACTCAATTGAGAACTTCTCATGTTTAAATGTTACTGGTCTTCAATATATAAACTTAAATAGTAACACTGTTTTAACTGGCGCAAATTTCTCTGGATGCAATAACTTAACTGGAGTATTTATTCAAAAGACTGGAAATGTTATCTCTCAATCTTCTCTTGGTACTATTCTAAATGGTGTTGGTGATGGCGATGGTATTTCTGGCACGATTCGATGCTCAGGAATTGTTTCTGGCAGTTCTTCATTATTGTCTAAAGTATCAAACTTAGATTATAGAAAATGGACTCAAGAATACAGTGGATTGAGTTTACCAATGAATCCAAGTTCTTATTCAAATGGAGCTAATGTTTTTTGGTATGAAAATAGTCAAGCTCTTGAAACTGGTGAATCTTATTTCTTAAAATGGTATTCTTCAAAACAAGAGAATACACTTGTTCAAACTTATACTCCCAACTCTCCAGATTGGTTCGCTCCAGTTCAATTTCAAATTGGTCAAAGAACAGCTTTTAATTTTAAAAATACATATCTAACAGGAACAGGAATAAATAATTCAGCCGACTTTTTAGCAGTGTTTTCTGTATTGAGTTTATCTAGTAGCGATTATCAATGTATTGCTAATTTTTCAGATACTAAAAAATATGGACTCTTTGCTAGTGGCGCATGTTTATATTTCATTAATGGAACAGAGCTTAGTCAAATTTCAAGCACTTTGGATTTAAATTCTTACTATTCTGTTGGTTTCGTTAGAAACTCCACTCACTTTACTGGTTTCATTAATGGGTCTGGCTCAAATACTGGAAATCTTTCAGCGAGTAGTTTATTTTCAATTAAACCTTCTGTGGGGGCTTCTTATTTACAGAATGACTTTTTCAATGGCAAGATTGCAGAACTTTTAGTTTATAGTAAAAACTCAGAACCTTATCTCACAAACACTGGAGAACTTAATTTTCTTTTCAATTCAAAATTCGGAATCGTTGTATGATCATTAGAAGCAACTCAATAATTTTAGCCTCTGATTTAAGCCCTGCATTTTTTCCACAAAATGATTTTGCTCAATATAAGAAGGGCTTTTTTCCGCTTGCTATTGTTAACAACTTAAGCTTCGATGTTCAAAACGCAAGATCAAGATCAAAGCAAGTAGGTAGTCAGTTTTTTGCCCAAGAAGCTCTTCAATATTCTCCAGTTGTTAATTTAAGTTTTGACTATGTTAGCTCGCTGTCTTTTGAGAATGAGAATTTATTGAATTTCTTTTTTCGCGCTAATGAGTTTTTTGAATCAAATTTTAAAAACACAAACTCCTATGCGGCTAACTTGTACTTTTTAGTTAGCGATCTTGAACATTATGATTTCATTAATAGAATTGTTTCTAAAGGAAATTTAAATGGAGTTGATGCTATTTGTTTCGGCAATTGTTATTTAAATTCTTATTCTCTTTCTCTTCCAAGTGCGGGACTTCCTGTTTCCAAAGTGCAAATGCAAGCAGTAAACATGGAAATGAAAAGAATCAGCGGTAACACTCTTGTTGTTCCCGCTGTGAATCTAGCGGTTGGCAATCAAGAAAGCGGATGCCCTTTACTTCTTGAGACAGGATCATTTATTCAAAATTTACAAAGACTAAATACTGCTACTGGTAATCACCCGATTCTTCCAACAAAGAACTCTACATATTTTCAAATCTCAACAGAGAATCTACAAGTTCCATCAACAGCTTTTGCTCCATTTAGTAATTGTGCTATTGATTCATTGGAGCTTTCTTTTGGAATTGATCGTGAAAACTCTTATGGTTTCGGCAGCGATTTCATCTACGATAATAAAATTAAGTTTCCAATTTTAGGAAGCTTGAATGTTAATTTAGTTAATTTAAATTTCAATACTGGTGAGGGAACTCTCACTGGAGTAATGAAAAATGAGAGCGGTTATAATTTAGAGATGACGTTTAGTGGAGTTAACTCTCCAGCAAAAACTCTAAAAATTAATAATGCTAAATTGAATTCTCATTCTTATTCAATTGATTATTCAAACTATTTAACTTCGAATTTTGCTTTTGATTTTCAATGTAATGAAGCTACTGGAGTAAGTTCAAAATGGAGTTATGTTGAATCATTATCTGGAGCATTATTTAGTAATGAGACGCAGAGACTATTAGATGTTAATGGTAGTGGTTTATTTGCTTATACTGGTATGACTCCAACGCCTACTCCAACACCAACGCCTACTCCGCCGCCAACGCCACCATCACCAGAGCCTATTGCATATGTTTTTAATTATAGTCAAGATTCAGAAACTGAAGCTTGTTCATATTTTCCAACGTCTACTTATTATTCTATAGCTTTAAACTTAGTAACTGGATCGGTTTTATATGATGATGATGGATTATCTAATTTAGCAAATCCAGGTTATTACGCAAACCAAGGAATCGTTTACTATATTGAAGCTCCTAATGATGGAGTAATTGCATCTATTAATGATTGCCCTCCTGCTCCTCCGCCAACACCTTCACCAACACCTTCACCAACACCTTCACCAACACCTCCACCTCCTCCCCCTACGCCATTTATACCTCCAGTTGGTCAATTTGATATTCTTGAAGCTCTTGTGACTGAAGACGGTTTAGGTATCAGTATAGCTTTCTCTGTATCATATTATGCAGATTCTTACTCAATATATAGATCAGAAGATGGGGGATCAACATACATTCTTTTACAAGATAATTTATCATTTGGCAATAATCCTTATTCAGACTATACAGTCCTTGGTGGCGGCGTTGGTACTCCAAATTATTATACTTATTACATGTCTTCAGTTAATGGATTTAATTCAACCACAACACAAGCAGTCACAGTAGGAATCGAATAATGAAAGCAGAATTTATTTACCCATATATACAAATAACCGCATACTCGGATGTTATGAAGTCCGAAGATGCGGTTAACTTTGATTTTCTTTACAGAGGAGGCTTATACAAGGATTACAAAATCTGTATCCCCGCTATTAATGAATCTCCTAACTTTTATTACTACAGAGGAGACGGAGAAGAGATTTGTGTTCCTGTTCAACATCCTGAATCAAAAGGCTGAAACACAACGTAGTCTGGCTGATTGTCTTTTTCTTTAAATTTGTTTTTAAAGATAACTACGTTTTGCGTTACTTTCTGACCATTGATTTCAATAGTAATCTTTCCTGATAAGAACTTACTCTTGCCGTTGTCCTTCAGCCATAAGCCCCCCAAGTTGTTTTGTGTCCACTTGTTCGTAGAAGAGTTTGAGTCCTGTGATGAAGTCTTGTTTTGCATGTGCGGGTAGTCTATTATAGCGCTTCTTTACTCTCCTGTAAACTCTTTTGTTTACGGAATTATTTTCTGGATGGATAATGGCTCTAAGTTTTTTTGCGACTGTTTTTCTCATATTTTTTTAATATAGGTTTCGGAATCTTTATTGAATCCTAATTTTTTGTAAATTTCTTTTAGTCTTTTTGACTTTGGATGATTTTCTACACAACTAATTGTAACGTATTCAGCACCCCTCTCTTTCGCAAAAGATAAAGCTTTTCTAAGCAAAGAAAATGACTTTTTAGAATTCTTACATATCCAAAAGAATTCCATAAACATCTTCTTTCCGAAGATGGTGCTATAGCTTTCTAAAAACATAATAACACCATTTGCTTTTTCATCTTCTATGCTTGCCCATGTATGCATTGTATTTTTTAACAAAGCTGCGTGCGCCCAGCTATCAATTACGCATTTTGCAGAAATGGGTTGAGCGCAATGCCCAAATACTTTATTCTCTTCTTGAAAGAGAACGTCTAAATCTTCCCAAACCTTTTTAAATTCTTTTGGGTCTGTTATTCTTTTGATTGACACGAAGAAACAAGAGTTAGAAGCTTGCGACAGTCTTTAACAGGAATATCGTCAAAACTTTTCCAATCTTTTGCGCTTTCGTTTTTATAAGACTCGTCTTTCCAGAACTTGCGAAGCAGTTTGAGGAAATCTTCAAAATTAGAATATCCAGCTTGGCGGCAAGCATTTTGTAAAGCACCATGAGGTGTTAGAGCCTGAACAATAGCCTCGCTTTCCTCATAAGCTACTTTGTTTTTTGACTTGTCAATTTCATCATCACCAACAATATGAATATTGAGATAATTACGAACAGCGCGAACAAAAGCTCGGTTCTCAGCGATAGCCTCTAGGAACTTGACTCCAAAACCAGAACAGTTATCAGAGGTAGCATTTGCTGTGCTAGCAAACACTTGCGCTACTCCACAAGTTTCATAGTTTGGCATCCAGCAGATTTCACAAATAGCTGTTGCATACTTATCGGTTAGAGTATTGAGAGTGTATTGAACCGAATTGAATCCTCTAAGTCTTGCGAGTTCTTTAATACCTCCAAGCTTAACAAGAAGCTGATGATCTGCTAATCCCTCAACAGTTTCTGGAACTGGCATTTTTCGAACTTCAAACCATTCCTTGTTTGGATATAGGAATTCAGGCTTGATCATGGCTCGCCAGTTAATTGAGCCATCTTCGTTAAACTGGTATTGAACGCCTTCAATAAGGCCGAGTTCGTTTCTTTTATAATTAGAAGGATTCATAGATGAGATAATTTTCCAAGTCTTTCCAGAACTCTTTACTATCAATTACGCTTGAGGCTTTGTCAAGCATTTGTTGATCTGAGTCCAAGTGGGCTTTAGAAGCATAACGCTTTCCATTGGAAAAGATGTCTCTTTTTGTCAAGAATTTAAGATTTGGGATTTTCTTAAGTTCATCTACTACTTTTTCATTTGCCTCACTATCTTTTTCAATTAAGAAGTCGAAATAAAATTCTCTAATTTCGTTAAGTTTTTCAAAATTTTTACAAACTCCAAGCAGTTTAATTCCCAAATTTTTAACTGATTCAAGATAATCAACCGAAAAAACTTCACAATCGTTAATTTCGAACGTAATTTGTTCAATATTTTTTCTTGTGTTTTTTAGAATATTTAAATCAACTGGTTTATCAGTGATGATATGAACATGATAATTAGAAGACCATTGCATCAAACATGGTTCATTAAAATGATAATCCATTCTGATATTTAATAATCTATCTTTCAATTCTTTAGATTCGCCAAAGAAATTTGGGATGATTTCTACAAATGATGTGGAATAAGACTCTCCAACATATTTTGTGCAAATTGATTTGCTATATGGAATATTCAATAACTCACATGCATTTTTAACAATGTCTTCTGGCTTGATTGTGTTAATGCTTTTGGGCTTCTCTTGATAGCTGTAACTTGGCTTGTTGCCTTTTCTATCTGCTTCAAGAATTCTTACTTTCTCTTTCGTACTCCAGTATGGGTATGCGTGTTCAGGATAAATGTGAGAATAAAGAGCAATAATGGGAATATCATAGACGCTTGCTAAGTGAACTGGAAAGCTATCAATGCCAATATGTAATGAACTATTTTTAATGATGTAGGCGGTTTGTTTTCTAGTGAAGCCAAGGTATGACTTATCCACATTAGAAAGTGCTGGGTCTTCTGGCCCGCCAATTTGAAAAATTTTATATCCAAGTTTGCCAATAATACCTTTTAGTAGATCGAGAACTTCGGGGAAAAGTTCATAATACTTTGAGTCAATTTTGTTATCAACATGAATTGTGATGTATTTTTCATCAGTAATTGGCAAATAATGAGGTTCGAAAATTGGCTTGCCAATTTTAACTCCTAGACTCTTTGCATATTCTTCTACTAAATGTGACATATTAATCTCCTTTTTCTACGCGAATAGAATCACTATCTTCATGATGAGTTGAAAATTCCATGATTTCAGAATCTTCTAAAGCTAAAAGCCTGTGTCGAAGTCCAGTTGGAACATGAAAAACATCACCAACAGAAAGCTCCTGCATAATAGCTGCGCCAATATCGTCGCTGTAGCCATAATAAAGAACTACATTTCCTTTATTGATATAAAATGTTTCTGTTTTCTTTTCGTGATAATGCCAAGAGAGTTTCTTTCCCTTGTTCATAAATAAAAGTTTGCCGCAATAATCATCGCGGTTAACAATCCATTTTTCGTAGCCCCAGCCTTTAGGGACAAAATGAGAAGTTTTCCAGCCTTCTTTACTGAAGTTGGAGTTGAGTTCGATCTTTTCCATTATGATGATATGTAAAATGTTTTTGAGTTGTTACAAAAGGAAGGAATGCGATTTCAAAGTAACCTTGATGAGAACCTTGTCCTTCCAAGAATAAAAGATTATCAAAGATTGGAGAATATGGCAGAATCTTATGAACTGCTGGATGCTCGTTAACAATTTCAAAGAATTGTGGCAGAGTAACAAAATAAATATTATGCTCTGGATATAGTTCTTTCAAATTAGAAAGAAGAGAGTTAACCATTAGAACATCACCAGCAGATTGCGGCATTACTACAGCGATTCTTCTGCCAGCATCGTCTTTATCTAAGACATCTTCAATATCAACTTCCTTTTGTCCTTTCTGAGAAGCAGTTTGACGAAAATGATTATAAATTCCTTCCCTATTTGAATCTGATTTGAGCCTAGCTACCCAATGCAAACAAACTTGACTATTCTTATCAATTGTTTCGCCAAGCATATTTTTATACAAATCAATAATCCATTCAGCATCATCTGTAATTTGTGGATTTGGATAGTTTGGATTTTTAATTTTTTGAGGAATATTCCAATCCTCAACAAATGGAGCGTTATCAAAAAACTCTTCTAGCTGTTTACAAACGCTTTCGATAGAACAATTATCAATAACAAACTGTCTAGCAATCTCGCCCATCTTTTGTCTCTTATCGGGTTTCATATTGTAAACCTTTGAGAGTTGTTTCGAGATGCTTGAAGGAAGAGTTGAAGCTTTAATGAATTGAGTTCCTGGCTCTCTGTATTCAGCCCAAGATAAGGGCAGTCCACCGCTATCTTCTTGGCAGTAATCTTCGCCACATGAATAGTCAGTAACCAAAGTAATAAGCTTTGTCAATTTAGCTTCTTGAACAGGAATTTCTTGACCACCGCTGGTAAATGGGTGGCAATAAACATCCATAATATTGTAGATTTCGTTCAACTGACTTTCATTAACTCCATGAGCAATGTTAGTTGTTGAAACTGATCTAGCCGATCCACAATAACCACAGTTCAAATCTTGACCTGAGAATGGGCGGATTTCATACTGTTTGCAGTTCTTGCAGAAGTAGGTTGTGTAAACATCTTCTGCCGCAATGTTTTTCTCGCGCATTAGGCGCGGAATATCCCATCCTTCAGACCAGTGAGTATGAAGTAATAGCTTTGGTTTTGCCTGCGGATTTTGACGCTTAAATTCAAGAAAACCATCAAGCATATTAGGAACGCTTTTTCTAAGCTGGTTTCTAAAGACAAAGCCAATAACAAAATTATTTTGAAGTCCAAATTTCTGTTTTAGCTTCTTTTTGTCAAGTTCAGAAAAAGCATAGAACTGATTTGTGTCAAGAGTGCCTCGGATTGTTTTGACATTATCATAACCAAGCTCATTCAAACCTCTTTCTGCGAAAGATGCCCAAACAAAATAGTTCTTAACTTTTGCAGCAGCATCAACCGCATCTGGAAGAATTGGCGTAGAATCCAAAGTCGTCCAAATTGCAGAAGTGATGTGATTCCACCAAGGCTTGTCCCAAAAACCATTGAATGCCCAAACGTCTTCAATACCAAGATAAACATCTGGCTTGAGTTCTTGAATAGCTCGATCAATAGAGAAAGCTCCATAGTTTGCCATTCGTTCTTTGTTGCCATCTCCCCTAATTGAAGCTAATACATTAGGAGACGGAAGTGAGCCGTAACTCTTCCAAGGTTGACGCTGGCAATCTGGCGAATCCCATGGCAAACCATTAGCGAATTCAATAACTTCATATTTGCCAGTTTTATTTAAATAGCGCAGGATATTTTTGCAATTCTTCCCGAAACCAGTAAAGAGTCGGGAAAAATTTGTATGAATTAGAATTCGCTTTTTTTTCATATTATACTAGATCGTAAGTAGCTTCAAAAATATCTTTTTTGCATGGATAAATTTCTCCTTTAACGCCTATAATCAACATATCTTCGCGAGTCATTTTCATAATTCCTTCTAAAGTAGAAATTAAATATAAATCATCATTTTCGTGAGTGATTGAATGGTTATTAAATTTCCATGACCAAGGCATTCCATTTTGGATATTTGCTCCATTTTGACGGCCATGTTCCACTAATTCGTCAAATGTAATGGCTTCAATAATTACTGGTTTTTTTCTATATTTCATAATATTAATCAGTCTGCGCGGAGTTTTTCAATTCAAACATTTTAACTAAACAAGTTTCAAGAAAAACTCGGAGAGCTTCTGCTTCTGCTAGTTCAACTCCCATGCCAAACTTCTGATTACCATTACGAGAGATTGAGAAAGAAAAAGCGTCAGAGCCGTCCTTTTTCTTGTATCTTGTCCAAGAGATTTGAGTTTTGTTTTCCTCAAAAGAGTGGAAAGCTTTCCATTCTGCGTATGTGCGGATAGCATGGATAAGACCACCGATTTCAATTTCGTTTAGTTTGATAGCAATTGTTTTTTCAGGGTTTTCGCGATTACCAGAGAAGGAACCATTCTTGGTTTGCTCATTCCAAGAAAACTGCTGAATACCATTAACATAAACTGTAGGAGCGCCCTTAGTAGAAAGCTGAAAAGAGAAAGCGCAGCCAGTATTTTTACTGTTTGGTTTGTAGAATGCTAAATTCATATAGGATAGTAATATTTTATAGTTAAAACTCAAAATAATCTCTTTAACTATTTAATAAAATTACTGTATGTTGCATAAAGGTCTATATTAAAATTTCCACAGTGATAGATTTTTTTCTTTTACATATTCTTCAATATTTAATATAGGCTTTCCTAAATTAAATGGTTCTATTTCCATATTGATTGGGCTATAACTGCCACATACTATTTTTTTTCTCTTTGAATTATCTTTAACTAGATAATTTGTTGCTAGTAAAAATTCACATTTTATTTTTTTTAAAATATTTAAAATAATTTCATTCGGTAAATGAATAAATAAGTCTCGACAAATTACTATTTGACTTTCTATTTTTTCAAATTCTTGTATATTTTTTTGTATTAAATTTAAGTTTGGATAATTATCCCAGGTTTTAAATCTAGTTATGTCAATACCTGTATAATTTACATTTTGATTTAAAATACAATTCTTTGCAAAATTTAAATCACCACATCCTATTTCTAGAACATTATTTATATTAAATTTTTTAAAAATTTCTGGTATTTGTTGTATAACATTAGTCATATTTTTAACCATAGAGCCGCATCCACAAACGGTTTCTGTACCTCCGCTAGTCCAAAAAGACGGATATTTAATATCTAATTTTTGTTGATTTATAATTTTTTTAAATCTTCGGCTGGCTTGGTTTTGAGAAATTACATTATCATCAGATTTAAAAAAATCAACTTTACAATAAGATGGTGGAAGAATGAAGTGATTAATTTTTTTATTTAAAATAAGTTTTTGTAAAATTTTTTGATCCCATTCTTTTGGATTATTTACGCATTCTTTAATCCACTCATCTAATAAATCAAATATTTGTTCAGATGGTTTTAAAAAAATAGTTCCAGATAAATATTCTCCACGATAAACACATATCCCCAAGTCCTCTTCAATTTCAGTAAACAAAGTTGGAGGTTTTTTGATTACTGCATCTGCATCTAACCATACAATAGGTTCTCTCAATTCTAAGAGTTTATTTTTAATAACTGTTGCTTTTTGTTGGCAGTTTTTTTCCCAAGTACCTAAATTATTAATGGGAACAATATGTTTAGTAGAAAATCCAAATTTAATTAAAGATTCTTTTAAATTTTCTATTTCTTTCTCGTATGGAGTATTTACAGTATAAGCACTTATAAAGTTCATATCTTTATTCTAAAGAAAAGTGGCAATACATATTTGCATAATAGTTACCATTAAAAGGTGTTTTACGCCCATGTAAACAGAGAGCGGATTCATAAAATACACATTCTCCAGGTTCAATTAAAATTTTATGCTCGTTGCCATCATGATCTATAATATCAAAAAACCAAGGTTCTCCATCTAAAGCGACACTCATATTTACACTAATATGATGAGTTTCTTTTCTATCTACATGCATACCTAGCGTAGCTCCATTTTTATAAAATCGAATACCATATAGAATACCTCGTTTTTTTAATTTTGCACCACTCCATTCAGAAAGTAAATTATACATTTCTTCTACAACTATTTTTTTAACTTCTGGAAACCTACTAAGACATAAAAAATCTGTTGCTATATTAAAGTCTTTAGATTTAATCCAAGTTTTTAAATCTGGTTTAAGTGAATCTGAATACTCAGGAACTCTTTCGTTAATATGATTAATTAAAACTTCTGTTATCATTTTCCAAGAAGTTTCTGGTATTTTAGTTTTATAAAATCCTTTTGATGTAAATTTTTTTAATTCCATATTATTTTAAATAATTTAAATAAGCTTCTTTAATTTTAATAGCAATTTGATTTTGTGGAACCTGCTTTGAATTCCACCAATTTATCCATTTATTTTGGTTTTTTATATTTGGTTGATTATAATCTAATAGAGTTTCCCAAGAATTAGGCTCATAAAAAATATTAAAATTATTAAACCAACTTTTTCCAGTAGCAATTATTTTCTTATTACATAGAAGAAATTCATTACTTGTAGAAGTTGAATTAATGATGTTAAATTTGGAATGAGCATATAATCTGACATTTGCATCTTTTTCAAATATTGCAAATGGCATTTTTTCAGCATCTCTAGGATTGTTAGTAAAAATAATACACTCATCTTTGAGTTTTTTTAAAGCTTCCTCAAATCGAGAATAAACATTTGGTGCTTTTTTAATTACTGGAATAAGCCCTTGTTTTTTAATTTCACTAATGCATCTAGTTAGCCACTCATATTCAAATATTCTTTTATCGTTAATATAAAAACATTCTCTCAATAAATGTAATGCTTGCTGCGTCCATATAACACAATAATTTTCAGAACCAAGACCCTTTAGAGGTTCTTTAGACTGCGCTAAATGAAAGTTTTCAATAATTTTATTTCTATATTCTTGGATATTTGGCTGAAGAGTATTAAAATCTATATCTTCACTTGCAGCAGACCATTCTTTTTTTATAGAAGATTCGCAATTATATAAATAAGGATCAACTAAAAAAGTTTTTCCATGGTCAAAATAACCAAAATCCATAGCCATCGGAACTATATTTTTATTAATACATTTGTGACAACACTCTATCCAAAAATCATTAGTTTCTAATTTTGCATGATCGCTAACATGAAGTAATATATTTATATCTTTATCGTTTTCAATTTCTCTAGTAAGAGACTCTTTTTCATTAACTTCTTTGTATTGGAAATTGAATTGATCTAAACTTTTTTTTAAAATTTCAATATGACTTTTATGAGCTTGAATATGTGGATGATAAATTAAAATTTTCATCACAGTTCAATTTTAAAATTTTTATTTTCAATAGTTTTTGGTCTATCTGCAATATGTTTTGCACCTTTTCTTTCTTTAGAATAGTCTTCAAAGAACTTCTTTTTAACAGGGTCAACTCCACCAGCTTGTTCTGCGCGTTTTGCACTCATTTCCGCACTGTAATCAAGCATGTCTCCCATTGTACCTTTCTTTGAAGCGGTACGTTCTACGAACTTCTGTGCGCTAAATGCGTCTGTTTTGGTATCAATACTAGCGTTCGGGGCAAAGAATACTCTATCCCATTTAAGACCAGAAGAGTCAATGAATTCATGAACATCATTCATTCCTTGAATGATCTCTACTTCTTCTCCAGTTTCAGGATTGCGATAACAGTATAAGGGCATAACAATATTACAAAAAAAGGGAGGGTTTTTCAACCCTCCCTCTATTTAGATTTTAATTATAAACCTGAAACGATTTGATTCAGAGTTTTTTCATAAGTGAATGTCTTGCCCAATAAAAGACCAGATTCATTAACTTCTCCGATTTTCTTTTCAGCTTTTTCAAAAGCTTCAATGACTGATTCTTTAGACCAATCAAACATATTACCCTGATTAAAGGGCTGATTTGGCCTGAAAAATACGTTATCATAAATCGGCATTTCTTTATCAGGTTCAACCAGAATACTATTTTCTGAATTCGCCCAATCCTTATGAGAGGTGGCGTTCAGAACGATTGACCACTTGCCCAAGCAGGTTGCATTGAAAGATGGGAGATTCCAGCCCTCTGCTCCTGAAAGACCTGTAAGGTCAATATCAATAGCGTTCATAAAATCATTCACTTCTTCATTTGTTTTCAAATAAGGAAGAAAATTGATATTTGAATAAGCCTTTCCTCCAAGAGTAGATGTAATAAGGCTTTTCATCTGCTCTTCATTGAAGAATGGATTAGTAATGCAACAACTCAAAAGATAATTTGGGTTATTACCATACTTAGAAAGCCAAGTTTCAATAATTTTAGCAGTACGCTTTCTATGTTCAAATTTACCCATTAGTCCAAAATGGATTCGATTTGAAAGATACTTTTTACCAGTAACTTTAAATGTCGGATCGAAACCAAGAGTAAACAGTTTAACATTATCACATCCAACTTGCTTGAATTTCTCAACAGAATAAGAAGAGGAAAGAAGCGTAGTTGTTTGCAACTGAGCTAAAGTCTTTTCAACTTCTGTAGGCTGGCTACATTCATAGAATGTGACGAGGTGCTGTTCTTTGGTTTTCCTATTTTCGCTACCGTTTAGATGCCAAAGTTTAACTGATGGAATATCCTTCTTTAGCAGAGAGAATCTCCTATCAATAGAATGCTGAATCCACTGAGAAAATTCAGGCTCAATTGAATGAGCAGAACCATCTGCATTATCACCAATCGGGAATAGTCCAACATCATATCCCTTCTTCCACATCTCACGAAGGAGATTAATGGCAACATTGCCGAATGAAAGAGAGTTAATGGGAGCTTCAAAAATTAATTGCATAAATTAAAAAGGAATATCGTCTTCATCGCCCTGAACTGCAACTGGCTCATCTGCTTCTTGAACAGCAGGCTTTGAGGCAGCTTTGGCTGGAGGGGCTTTTGCAGCGGTTTGTTCGCCGCCAGTCTTTTCGCTCTTAAATGCGAACGTGACTCGATCAGCAACAATGCTGGTCTTGCTAACCTTTTGGCCTTCCTTATTTGTATAAGAGTCATCATGAAGACGACCATCTACAATCACGTTAGAACCTTTCTTGAGAACCTTGGCGCATGTTTCACCTTCTTTGTCCCAAACGTCAACACTGATAAAAATAGTCTTATCCTTGGTTTCATTGTGAGCAATGCGGAAGGAAGTAATGCACTTGCCAGTTTTGGTATAGCGGCTTTCTGGATCGGAAACTAGATTTCCAGATAGGAGAATTCGATTAATCATAATTTATATTTTTTTTAATTTCTTTAATGAATCTTTTGTGAATATTTATACAGCCTTGTATTGATAATTTTAACTTTTTAGCAATTGTTTTCCAAGGCGTTAGTTTGTTCTTGTCACAATCTTTGTAACGCATTTGGATGATCTTTCTTACTCTTTCATCTGGACTTTTTTCCGCAAAATCAAAAATTCGATCAATTAGTTCTTTTCTTTCCAGATTTTCAAAAACATCTTTTTCAACTAGATTTTCAGCTTGTGCGGCTATGTCAATGTATTCATACTTTTTTGTTTTGTTATGAATATTTAAACACTTCCATCTTGTTTCATTTCCTAAATAAGTGCTGAATTTTATATCTCTTGAGCTATCGTATTTTAAAGCCTTTTCATAAATAAAAAGGTCTTTCTCATCGAGAATATCAGACTTGATTACGTTCGACTGATCTGAAATTGTTTGGTTCACCATTTGGGTATAAATTCCCGAATGACGAGCAATTAATTCCTTTAAACAGTCTTCGTCTTTGTCTTGTTTAATCTTTTGGATAAGGGATAAGTCGTCTGCCATTTTTGAATTTCCTCCATTCCGAAACAGGCTTGGAAAAATGCATAACAAAAATCGGTCATTAGATTTTTATCTAAATCTCCAAATGTTTGCCAAACAAAACATGGATCACTTAATCCAGCCACAATCGGGTCGTTAATTTTTTCCTGTTCATTAGCTGGCGGAACAGTTTCGCCAGAATTAAGAGTTCTTGAAATATGAACCAAAAGACCTCCATTGTCTTTAATCCATTTAGCCTCGTTCTCATATCGAATATCAGATACAATCATGATTTCTCCATCATTACGAAGCTTTTCTAAAGCCTTAATCCAACAATCTTCATCAAGCTTTCTCCTCATTTCCGTTCCATAGAAAACAAGAAAGGGTCTGATGATTTTCTTTTCTTCATCGTTTGTTGTAAAAGGGTCAATGCCAATATTCTTCTTCAAGAAGTTTCTGCATTCGTGTTTCAAAGCATCAGCTAATGCATAACGCTTTGCCTTAATTCCAAACTGTTTAAAGATTTCTACGAAGCCATTGGCAAGAGTATCTTTGCCGCTTCGTGCCACTCCTGAGATTCCAATAATCATAGACCAGTACTTCCAAAGCCTCCTTCGTTTCTTTCTGACTCTCCAAGATTTTCAACAAGCTCAATCAATGGATGAAAATGCTGTTGAAAAACAAGCTGACAAACTTTGTCGCCTTTTTGATAAATTTTATCTGAATTGATGATTCCACAAACATTTCCCATTTGTGAAACCTTTAAATCTTCTGGTTGAAACAAATATTTAAATCTAACTTTTATATTTCCTCTATATCCAGAGTCAACAACGCCGATAGAGTTACAAAGAGATAGGTTATACTTGCTAATGCTAGACCTTGGGAACACTAAAGTAAATACATCGCTTTGGCTAGAATTGACTGGTTGAAAACCATCAATCTTGATCATTAAATCGTATTCGATATAGTCAATGCTTTTCCAGTATCCTTCTGGATTCTTTTTGCCAACAATTACTGGTTCAGAAGAAGCAATAACATCATATCCAACATCTCCTTCCTTTGCTGGGTCAGAGATTGCCATCTCTTCGTCAACAATGAAAATGTATGGGGGTAAATTACTCATTTGCGGGAATTAAATCTTTAGCAAGTTCATGAAAGCCTGCATCGGCTAGAACTGCTGTTGAAAGAAAATACGTTGCAGATTCAAAATCTTCAATAATTTCTTGACAAGAAATTAGAGTCCCAACAGTGAAGTTCGGTTCATCTTGAACCACGAAATGCTCAAGAGATTCCGTCATAGCTTTTGCAGCAGCTTCACTAGCGTCTTCGGCATTGATAACTGAAGACCATCCGCCACTCTGACACAGGTAAAGTTTCTTTCTTGAATTTGGAGGTAAAAACATAAGTTGAAGGTAAGCTAGGAAAATGTTCTGTCAAGAACTTTTTCTATTTATACGGAAAAGAATTATAAGAACATTAAGTATAAATTTTATATTTTAAGTACTTCGATATTCTCCTTGCGAACGCAGAGGGGTACGAGGGGAGGAAACCCATTCTTTCAAACTTTTTTCAGAATTTTTTCAGTAATGCAAATTCTTTGTTTTAGTGTTTGAAAAAAGACAAGATTTTTCTCAAAAGCTTCTTGACCAAAGAGCCTTCGAAGTGTAATATATCGGTATGACAAATTCAGACTCTCCCAAGACCATTTTTGACGAACAAATTGCCCGCAAACCAGACAAATACCCTTGGGCGCAGGAGTTTATTTCTGCGATGCATGAGGGCTTTTGGACACATAAAGAATTTAGCTTTTCTAGTGATATTCAAGACTTTAAGGTAAATCTTACAGAACAGGAGAGGGAAGTGGTCATTAGAACACTATCTGCTATCGGCCAGATTGAAGTCGCGGTTAAGAAGTTTTGGGCAAAGCTTGGTGACAATCTTCCACACCCCAGCCTAACTGATCTAGGATACGTCATGGCTGGCGTTGAAGTTATTCACAACAATGCTTATCAGCGCCTTTTGGAAGTTCTTGGCATGGAAGATGTTTTCGAGCAGAATCTTAAACTTGATGTTGTTTCTGGTCGCGTTAATTATCTTCGCAAATATAACCATAAATTCTATAAAGACTCCCGTAAGCAGTATGTCTATGCGCTAATCTTGTTTACTTTGTTTATTGAGAATGTTTCACTGTTTTCTCAGTTCTATGTTGTTCTGTGGTTCGGTAGGTTTAAGAACGTACTCAAAGACACTACTCAGCAGGTTACATATACCAAAAACGAAGAACTTATCCATGCTAAGGTTGGCATGAAGCTTGTGAATACTATTCGCAAAGAATGTCCAGAACTTTTTGATGAAGAGCTTGAAGCTAAAATTCTACATGAAGCAGAAGAGGCTTTTAAAGCCGAAAGTAAGATCATTGATTGGATTGTTGGAGACTGGCAAGATAAGAGGATTTCTGCTGATATTTTGAAAGAATATATTAAGAGCAGAATCAATGATTCTTTGAAAGAAATTGGGTTCAATCAGTTATTTGATATTGACAAATCTATGGCGCGAGATTATGAGTGGATGGATGAAGAAGTCCTAGCTAATAATGCTGTTGATTTCTTTTATCAGCGTCCGACAGATTACTCCAAAGCAAATAAAACTTTCGAATTAGAAGATTTAGTTTAATATCAACATGAGCAAATACTACTGGTTAAATGAAAAGTCTCGCGAATTTCTTTCTCGCGGGTATGTCAAAGAAGGTCAAACAGCAGAGCAGAGAGTTCGGGAAATTGCCGAAGCTGCTGAAAAGTATTTAGGTATTGCTGGCTATGCAGATAAGTTTGAGGATTACATGTCCCGTGGTTGGTTTAGCCTATCATCTCCTGTTTGGGCCAATTATGGCCTAGAGAGAGGTCTTCCTTGCTCATGCAATGGTTCGTTCATTGACGATACAATGGAAAGCATCTTGTATAAGAATGCTGAAATTGGAATGATGACTAAAAACGCAGCAGGAACATCTGCATATTTTGGCAAGATTCGTCCTCGCGGAGCAGCTATTAGTTCAGGAGGAACTTCCAGCGGTGCTGTGCATTTCATGGAACTCTTTGACAAGGTTTCTAATGTTGTTTCTCAGTCTAGTGTTCGTCGTGGTTCAATGGCTGCGTACCTCGACATTGACCATCCAGACCTTGAAGAGTTCCTTCGTATTCGTGGTGAAGGTCATCCCATTCAAGATTTGAGCATTGGAGTTTGCGTCTCTGATGAATGGATGGAAGGTCTTCTGAATAAGGACAAAGAGAAGCTAAAGATTTGGGGCGCAGTAATTAAAAAGCGTTTTGAAAGTGGCTACCCATATATTCATTTTACTGGCAATGCAAATAAAAATGCTCCAAAGGTTTATCGCGATAAAGGCATTAAAATTTACGCATCCAATCTCTGCAATGAAATCCAACTATCTTCTGACTCTGAAACCTCTTTTGTTTGCGTCCTTTCTAGCATTAACCTCCTTCACTATGAAGATTGGAAGGATACTGACGCTGTTGAAGTTCTAACTTATTTCCTTGATACTGTAACGGAAGAATACATTCGCAAGACTCAGAATATGCCATTCATGTCTGCTGCGAATAAGTTTGCAAGAGAACAGCGTGCTGTTGGTCTTGGAGTTCTTGGTTGGCACTCTCTCCTACAGAGCAAGATGATTGCTTTTGAAAGCATGGAAGCTAAAATGCTCAACGCTCAAATCTTCAAACTCTTGGATGATAAGAGTCTTGTTGCAAGTAAAGAACTTGCTGAAAAGTATGGTGAGCCAGAACTTCTTAAAGGATATGGAGAGCGTATGGTGACAAGAATCGCTATTGCTCCAACAACTTCTTCTTCCTTTATCCTTGGTCAGGTTTCTCAAGGAATTGAGCCTCAGAACTCAAACTATTATGTAAAGAAACTTGCAAAAGGATCATTTACTTATAAGAATCCTTATCTTAAAAAACTCCTTGAAGAAAAGGGTCAAGACTCGCAAGAAGTTTGGAAAAGCGTTCTTGAAAAAGGTGGCTCAGTTCAGCATTTGGATTTCTTGTCTCAAGATGAGAAAGACGTATTCAAGACCTTTGGAGAAATTTCCCAAAAGGAAATCGTTATTCAAGCTGCTCAAAGGCAGAAGAGAATTGATCAAGGACAAAGCTTAAATTTAAACATTCCGCCTTCTGCAACTATTGGAGAAGTTAGTAAGCTTCTAATCTTTGGTTGGGAAAATGGAATCAAGGGATTTTATTATCACCGTTCTAGCAATCCAAGTCAAGTTCTTGCTCGATCACTTAATGAATGCAAATCCTGTGAGGCTTAACAATTTACTAGATATTTTTTAATTTTTAAGTGTAAAAATAGATCATGGAAGTAGATTTCTCTCAACAAATTTCTGAAAGCAAAAAAAGATCAGGGCCAAAAAGCTCTGCTCAATCACCAGCCCAAGAAGAAGAAAAGAAAAAGGGTTCAAAAACCAATAAACCTGGCTCTGCTGGCACGAAACCAGACGCGAAAGAGCGTGCTGAAAAAGCACTTGAGAGAGAAGATGAAAAAGAACTCATTAAAGCTGAAATTACATTTAATGATAAAATCATTAATTCTTTAAAAAAGAAAGTGGAAGAGCATAACTCCAAGCACGATAAAAAAGTGAGTCTTTCTCAATTAAAGAAGGTATATCGCCGTGGTCTTGGAGCTTTTAGCTCAAGTCATCGCCCTGGCAAAAGCCGTCAACAATGGGCAATGGCTCGCGTTAATACATTTCTTAAAATGATGCGCGGAGAAAAAGTAAAAGATGCTTACAAAGCTGCTGATGGCGATATTGCCAAAGGTTCAGAAGCTTTTGATCACAATCATTTATATGACGCTTATGAAGATGTTGAGCTTCATCTGGCACATATTCACTTGGTTGAAGCTGGCATCTCATTTGATGAGATGAATATCTTTAATGAAGATATTGATTATACAGAAGCGGAGAAAAAGACACTAAACAAACCATTTAGACTACCTTCAGGTTCTAATAAGAAATTTGGCGTTTATGTCAAAAACGACAAAGGTAATACTGTGATGGTTAAATTTGGCGACCCTAATATGGAAATCAAAAGAGATGATCCAGAAAGGCGCAAAAATTTTCGCGCTCGTCATCAATGCGATACTAATGTTGGCCCAAAATGGAAGGCTCGCTACTGGTCTTGCCGCTTCTGGAGTAAAAGTCCAGTTTCAAAAATGACAGCAGAAGAACTTGCAGACCTAGACCCAATTGAAGCTTTTTATATTAAACAAGAAGAGAGAATGTCTTCTTTAGAAGAAGGCGGTTTTGACGAAAATGAAATCCCTACACAAGAAGATATTTTAGCACTTAATCCTCTTCTTGATAATGTTTACTATATTGAAGAAGAGGCTGAAATTTAAGCTAGAATAACTCATTTATTAACGTATCATCTTATATAGATCGTACGTTACTATGTTTAGTATTTATCATTCTGCTTTTAACTTAATTAAACATGGTTTTGTTGGCTGGCAGCAAAGTGTTCAGAATTCTTGCCAGTTTGCAGATGAAGTAATTATAGCTGTAAATACATCAGTTGATGGCACTAAAGAAGCTATCGAAGAAACATTAAAGGAATTTAATAATTGGAAAATTCTTGAAACAAATTTTAGCTATCAAGACCCTTGGCTAGATGGTAAGATCAAGAATGAAGCTTTGCAAGCTTGCACTCAAGACTTTAAAATTCAACTCGATCTTGATGAGTATATTCCGCTTTGGCAAAAGCCAATTTGGGAAAATATGGCTATGCAAATGGCGTTTCATCCATGTCAATGCGCAGCAGTAGCGTCAGTTAATCTTTATAAAGATTGGAATCATTTTTCATCAATTACCAATAAGCAATACTTCCATAAGGGACAAGCATATAGAGCGCCTTCTATAGCTGCAAGAAAGCAAGATGGCACTATTAACACAAAGATGAGTGATGGCTGTGATTTGGTAGATTCAGTAGGTAATTTTGTTTCTACAATTGGAACTCCAAATGACCAAAATATTCTTGAACAAAATGTTGCTCCATTTGTTGTGCATTTTGGTTATGTTGATCTTGATTCTCGACTAAAGCGTAATCACGAATTCTGGCACGAACATTGGTATATAGAAGGTGGTGGACAAGACCCCGCTCACGTTATTCACATGAAACATGAGGACTTTGAATATCCTTATATTGAACACAAATTAAAGCTATGAAAGCTATTTTATTTGATTTAGACGGTGTTTTAGTCTCAGCTAAAGAGATTCATTATAAAGCTTTAAATGAAGCTTTATCAAAAATTGATGAGAAATATGTAATTTCTGAAAATGAACACTTAAGTATCTTTGATGGTTTAAAAACAAATGAAAAGCTCCATCTCTTAACAAAGCTAAAAAATCTTCCAGAAAGTTACCATGAGCAAATTTGGAATTTAAAGCAACAAATTACATTAGAAAAAATAAATGATCTAAAACGTGATGTGAATTTAGTTCATGTATTTGAAGAGCTTTCAAAATTAAATATTAAAATCGCCTGTTGTTCTAATTCGATTCGGAAATCGGTTATTAACATGCTTACGAATATAGGAATCATAAGATATTTTGATTTGATTTTATCGAATGAAGATGTAAAAAATTCAAAGCCTCATCCAGAAATCTATTGGAAAGCAATGTCATTATTTTCTTTGAATCCAGAAGAATGTTTGATTGTTGAAGATTCTCCACATGGATTACTAGCTGCACAAAGAGCAAATTCTAAAATTTTAAGAGTAAAAAACCCCAAAGAAGTAACTTTAGAAAAAATTAAAAACTATTTATCTGATCAAAAACTGATGAAAACTAAATGGCAAGATAAGAAAATGAACGTATTAATTCCAATGGCAGGTGCAGGTAGCCGCTTTGAAAAAGCTGGTTATACATTCCCTAAGCCATTAATTGAAGTAAAAGGAAGACCAATGATTCAGGTTGTCGTTGACAGTTTGAATTTTGATTCTAGGCATATTTTTATTACTCAAAAAGATCATAGAAGTAAATATAATCTTGATTCTCTTCTTAGCTTAATTTCTCCAGAATGTTCTATTATTGATGTTAATGGAGTTACTGAAGGCGCTGCTTGCACAACGCTTTTGGCAAAAGAGCTTATTAACAACGACGATCCATTAATTATTGCAAATTCAGATCAATTTGTTGAATGGAATTCTAGTGAATTCATGTATAAAATGCAAGAACAAGATGTTGATGCTGGCATTCTTACATTTGAATCTAATCATCCAAAATGGTCTTACGCTAAACTAGATGAGTATGGATATGTGACAGAAGTAGCTGAGAAAAATCCAATTTCAAATATCGCCACTGTTGGTATTTATTATTGGAAAAGAGGAAGAGATTATGTCCGTTTCGCAGAAATGATGATTGAGAAAAATATTAGGGTCAATAATGAATTTTACGTTTGTCCAGTATTTAATCAAGCAATCGAAAATGGATTAAAAGTAAAAACATTTAATATTGAAAAAATGTTTGGACTAGGAACACCAGAAGATTTAAATTTTTATCTACAACAATTTAATTAAATATGAATTTATTTTATCAAACCGATTATTGGAAAAATTTTATTCACTCATCTGATAAAGATGTCTTATGTAAAGATTTACATAGCTCTTGGGATGAGCAGAAAAAAGAATACACTGAACATACAGAGATTCATTCTCAAATGCTCAATGTAATTGAGTCAAATACTTCGATGAATAAAGTTTTAGATTTTGGTTCAGGAATGGGGCGTAATTCCAAATATTTGCAAAGCCTTTTCAAAAATTATTACGGATTTGACCTGCCAGAAATGATAGAAAATCTATCAAAGATTCAACCAAACTTAATTAATTTATATTCAGATTGGGAAAAATTAAAATTAGAAAAATTTGATCTTATATATGAATCAGTTGTTATGCAACACATTCCGCCACAAGAAATAATTTATAGATTACAATGTATATCTTACATGTCTCCATATTTTGTTTCGTGGACAAGAAGTTACAACGACTATCTTAGAGATTTCCAATCTCAAAAACTTGGAGTAAATATGGCATGTTTGATTAAATCTTTAGGGTCTTTTGAAATGGTTTCTTGTACCGTAGATCAAGAAACAGCAATGTCAAAGATGGACGAAACACATTACAAAGTCCTTTATAAATCTAAGAATTTTCGCTCATGAAAATAGCTATTTGCATTTCTGGACATTTAAGACATTTTCACAAATTAAAAGATAATTTTAAATGGTTTAAAAAACAACTTCAATCAATCAGTGATGTTGATGTATTTGTAGCTACATGGGATAAGCAAAATACTTTGCAAAGTTGGTCACATGCTCATGGTATTTCGAACGCAGAAACCGCAAAAAATATCGTTAACCTTGAAGAGGTAAAGAATCATTATGAAACAAATTTTGTAAAGCTTTTAGACTATGATTTTTATAGTTCTGACTACTCTCCAATTAATTATAAACAATTTACAGATCAAAAATACAGTTGGGATTCCAGAGGTATTGGCGGCAGTGTAGTTAATTCTTCCAAGATGTTTTTATTGATTCATGAAGCAAATAAATTAAAAAAATATCAAGAATTTCTTCAAAAACAAAAGTATGATCTTGTAATTAGGACTCGACCAGACTATGAGTATAATAATCTATCAGCTTTCGTGGACTTAAAAATAAAACCTAATACTATTTTTTGCTCAAAACCGTATCCAGATTCAAAAATTGACGACCAATTTGGAATGGGAGATTCTGACAGTATGGATAAATATAGCGCATGTATTCTTAAACAACCCTCTATTTTCCATTCTAATATTTGGGGAAATCCCGAAGATATTCTCATGTATTCACTATTAAGTTTTCATGATTTGCGTCTTGAATGGATTCAAAGAGTAGGTTTTTTAGGTTCTGATATTTGCGACTTCAAACGATGAAATTGATTTCTCACAGAGGTAATGTAAATGGATCATGCGATGCGGAAAACGAACCTCACAACATACAAGAACTTCTAGATTCAAAAATAGATTGTGAGATTGATGTTTGGCATACACATAAAAAATTTTATTTAGGTCATGATTTTGCTCAGTATGAAGTTAACTTTGCATTTTTACAACAAAGTGGATTATGGTGTCATGCTAAAAATTTAGAAGCATTATATGTAATGCTTTCTAATGGAATTCGTTGTTTTTGGCATGAGAATGATGATTTCACATTAACTTCTGATGGTTTTATTTGGACTTATATGAATAAACCAGTATGTGAAAAATCAATTATAGTTGATAATTCTTCCAATTGGAAATCAATGAATTATAATTGTTACGGAATATGCTCTGATTATATTTTATAAAATGAAAACAGTTATTATTACAGGTATTACAGGTCAAGACGGCTCATTAATGGCCGATTATCTATTACAAAACACTAACTACTTTGTGCTTGGAGCGCATCGTCGTCTTAGTGTTCCTAATCACGACAATATTGAACATCTTAAAAACCATCCAAGATTTTCAACAATTGAACTAGACATCACTGACTCTGAAAACATTAATCAGGTGATTCGAGAAAAGAAGCCAGATTATTTTATTAATTTTGCAGCTAATTCTTTTGTTGGTAATAGTTGGAAGATGCCAGTGAATCACATGCAGACAAACTGTATGGGAGTTCTTTTTTGCTTAGAAGCTATCAGAAATTTTTCTCCAGAAACGAGATTCTATAATGCTGGCAGTAGCGAGCAATTTGGCGATGTTATTTACTCTCCACAGGACATTAACCATCCATTCCGTCCAAGATCGCCGTATGGTGCCGCAAAATGCGCTGCACACCATCTTGTTAAGGTTTACAGAGACTCTTATAACCTTTATGCTGTTCAAGGCATTCTTTTTAATCACGAAGGCGTTCGTAGAGGCGAAGAATTTGTCACTCGTAAGATTTCAAAGAATGTTGCCAGAATCCATAACGCAATCAGTTCAGATGAGTCATTTCTGCCAATTGAACTAGGTAATCTAGATGCCAAAAGAGATTGGAGTGATGCCGAAGACTTTGTAAGAGGAATCTGGTTCATGATGAACCAAGAAAGTCCAAAAGATTATGTATTGTCTTCTAATGAAACTCATACTGTTCGTGAGTTTGTAGAACTAGCATTCAAAGCAGCTTTTATTGAAGGAGAATGGATTGGTAACGGAATTGATGAAGTTTTTGTCCAAAAAGAAACAAATAAAATTTTAGTTAAGATCAACTCTCAATTTTACCGACCAGCAGAAGTTGATCTTCTTTGGGGAGATTCAACACCTGCAAGATACTCTCTAAATTGGGAGCCAAAAACATCTTTCCCTAAATTAGTTGAGAAAATGGTTGCAAAAGATTTAGGTTGGCCGTATGGTAGTTGATGGCTTCTAAGAAACCAAATAAAAAAGCTCTCGTTGCCAAGTTCGTAGAAGTTCCTCTAAAATCAAGGAGAGAATTTTGGCAGCGAGAGTATGTATTGCTCAATCGCTTGATTGAACGATATAGTCTTGAGTTTTTAAAAGACACTTCTTTTTCTTTCAAAGGAGAAAGTTTGGCAATTCTTTTTGCAGATAAAATCCTCAAAGAGCTAGATTTCAGATTCAAGATTTACAATTCTTCTTGGAAGAAAGAGAAGGAAACCATCGTACTTATTGACGATCCGCTTGTTGAAAAAAGACAAGTAGCAAAACAAATCAAAACAATCAAAGATTTTTTAAATGGCGAAGACTAAAACTACTACAGAAGAAAAGAAGATCACTTCAAACGAAGTTCTCAGTTCATTTTTAAAGCAAAATGCAGAGGATCATTATAATTTTGAAGAGACAGTTGATTACAAGGTGTCAAGTGGTTCTTTACAACTTGATCTTCAACTAGGAGGAGGTTTCGGCCCTGGCCTTCACCGATTCGTTGGAATTAACGAAGGTGGAAAAACTAGCGAAGCTTTGGAAGTAATGAAGAACTTTCTTCTTAGCGTTCCAAACTCAAAAGGTTTTTATATCAAAGCAGAAGGTCGTCTTTCACCAGAAATGCAAAAACGCTCTGGTGTAAAGTTTGTCTTTTCTGCCGAAGATTGGGTCGCAGGTACTTGCTTCGTATTTGAAAGCAATATTTATGAAACAGTGGTTGATGCCATGCGCCAGCTAGTTTCCAAGAATGAAGAGAAGACTAAGTTCTGTTTCTTGCTTGATGCTGTGGATGGTCTGATTGCAAAGAACGATATGGACAAGTCTTTTGAAGAGAGTTCAAAAGTTGCTGGTGGTGCGGTTATCGCTGCCACATTCATGAAGAAACTATCTATCGCTCTTGCAAAGCGAGGACACATGGCAATCTTTATCTCTCAAGTAAGAGCAGATATTAAGCTAGACCCATATTCCAAAGCTCCTATTCGTCAAACATCTGCAACAGGGGGTAATGCTCTACTTCACTTTGCGAACTGGATTCTTGAGTTTGAGCCACGCTTTAAGGGAGATTTGATTCTAAAAAATCCTTCTGATAAAACTATTGACTTGGAAAAAAATCCTCCAGTTGGACATTGGGCAAAAGTTACTGTTAAGAAGTCTCCAAATGAGAAAACCAATCTCACAATTCCATACCCAATTCGATATGGCAGAAGTGGCGGCAAATCAATCTGGATTGAAAAAGAAATCGTTGATCTATTGCTTGCTTGGGAATTAATCAATAAAAGTGGGGCTTGGTTTTCTCCGAGCGAAGATTTTGTTCAGCTTCTAGCAGAGAATGGACTATCTATTGAAGCTAAGATGCACGGTGAAGCCTCGCTCTTTGATGTGGTTGAGAAAAATGAAGACCTTCTAAAATTCCTAATTAATTACTTTAGAACCTTAATCCCGCATGAAGTTTAAAACACTCTATGGAAAAGAAAAGACTCTCAAGAATGCGAAAAAGTATTTAATTGATTGGCGCAAAAAAACTCGCAGCAAGTTCCAAGATGAAGTAAAAAGATTTTTGCTTAAGTACTGGAAAGATGATGTTGTGTTTGAAGAATTGAGGTTAGTCGAAACCCGACTAACCTTTGATTTTTTTAACGCTAATAAAAAAATAGCCATTGAAGTCCAAGGACAGCAGCATACAAAATTCATTCCATTCTTCCATGGAAATAGAAACAAGTTTTTACAACAGTTAAAGAGAGACTCAAAAAAATACGATTTTTGCGAAATAAACGGTATTAAATTAATTGAAATCTATGACGTTAAAGAACTAACAAAAGATTTTTTCGAATCTCAAGAAATTTATTTATAACTATATGGCAAGAAAGAAAAAAGACCTAACAGACGGAATGCCAAAATTCCAAATGCCTCCAAATTTAATTGATCAACTTTATGAGTTGAGCGGCAATGCGGATAAATATAAAGGAGTGGTCGTCGCTTACCTTTCAGAAGATGGCACTCCATTAATTTATGCTAAATATGATTCCCAAGTCATTGAATTTGGAATGCGAAAAGCTTTGGAAAAATACTTAGAAAGCTCAGACATGAATGAAATGACAATCAATGGCGATGAATCTTTTGGTGAAGAAGGACTTGACGAAGAAGAGTAATTGAGCTAACATATCACAGACATGATTTACTCTTATGAACTAGAAAAGCAGCTTCTTGCTGCATTGATTAAAAATCCAGAAAATTACTTTGATATTTCTGCATTTATTAATGAAAAAGATTTTTATAGCGAGGACAATTCTCTCAACAAGACAATCTTCACAATTGTTAAGCAAGCTCTAGAGGCTCATGAGGATATTGACGATGTTATTATTGCTCAACGAGTTCAGAATCTAGGAATCACATTTGATGATGTTGTTAATGTTGGAGAGTATGTAAAGTCTCTTGGCATGAGAAAGGTTGCTGACGGAAGCATCATTAAAACAGCAAAAGAGCTTAAAAAGTATACTATTAGAAGAGAGATTTTTGAGTCTTCGCAGTCAATTGCGAAAAAGATGAAAAGCCTTCCTGCTGAAAGCAGCTATGCTGACATCATCGCGATTGCTGATAAAGAATACAATGCTCGCATCAATCAGTATGAGGTAGGGAATGATTCTCCCGAAAACATTTATGATGAAATGGAGTCATTGATTGAGGAGCGTGGCGCTAATCCTGTTACAGAGTTTGGCATGATGGGGCCGCATGAAAAGATTAATGATATTTACGGTTCTCTTCTTCGCCCTGGTAACATCACTGTTGTGGTTGCTCGCTCAGGCGTTGGTAAAACGCAGTTCTGCATGGATTATAGCACCAAGGTAAGCTTGGAGTATAATGTTCCAGTACTTCACTTTGATAACGGTGAAATGAGCAAGGAAGAGCTTATTATGCGCCAATGCTCGGCATTGAGTGGAGTTCCCATGCACTTGATTGAAAGCGGGCAATGGCTACGAGCAGGCAAGGAAACAGTTGATAAGGTAAGAAACGTATGGGCCAAGGTTAAAAAGCTCCAGTTCTACTATTATAATGTTGGTGGAATGGATGTTGATTCCATGATTAATACTTTGAAGCGTTTTTACTATTCAAAGGTTGGTAGGGGAAACCGCATGATTTTTAGTTTTGACTACATCAAGACTACTTCTGATATGGGTTCTGGAAACAAGACAGAATGGCAGGTTGTTGGTGAAATGGTTGACAAGTTTAAAAGATGTGTTCAAAAAGATATTCTTTATAATGGTGTGCCAATCATTCCAATGATTACTTCCGTTCAGTCAAACAGAAGCGGCATTACAAACAATCGAAACTCTCAAAATGTCATTGATGATGAGAGCATTGTGTCTCTCTCTGACCGAATTACTCAATTCTGTTCTCACATGTTTATTCTCAGAAATAAAACTGCTGATGAAATCTTGAACGAAGGAACTCGATTCGGAACTCATAAACTCATCAATGTTAAAGCTCGACACTTGGGTAAAGATATTCCTGGCGCTGTTGAACCAGTTCGCGTTGGAGATACTCTTAGAAAGAACTTTATTAATCTAGAGTTCAAAAATTTCTGCATCACAGAAAGAGGAGATTTGAGAGATATTGTCGAATTCAATGATATTGGAGAAGGAGTTGAACACAATGGAAGAAACACAGCACCAGACTTTGACGAACTCTGATGATATTCGAAACTCTTTAGAGAAGCTCGGTTATTCTCTAAAAGATTTTGGAAGTCACTGGAGAACAAAAGCTATTTATCGTGGAGGGGATAATCCTACTGCTTTAAAAGTGTATAAGAATACAGGAGTATGGCAAGATTATGTTCAGGGTAGCGGTTCAATGCCGTTTCAAAAACTAGTTGAACTAACTTTAAATACAAAAGACCCAAAAGTAATTAAGGAGTATATTAAGAAATCTGATTTTTCAGAAATCCAATATATCGTAAAAGAAAAAATTGAAATGGACAAAATCTATCCAGAAGAATGTTTGAAAAGACTTTTTCCTAATTTCTCATTTTACAAGAAGAGAAATATTAGTGAAGAAACCCAAAAACTTTTTAAGTGCGGTTTGGCTGGAAATGGTCAGATGTATCAAAGAATTGTTTTTCCAATTTACAATTCAGAAGGTCAAATCTTTGGGTTCAGTGGTAGAAAAATTAACGACAATACTGACTCTCCAAAGTGGAAACATATTGGCACAAAAACAAAGTGGGTATATCCAGCTTTTGTTCCAAGAGAGAAGACAGTAGATGAACTGATTGAAGAAAAGAAAGAAGTTATTCTTGTTGAAAGTATTGGCGATAGTTTAGCTTTAACCGAAGAGGGTTATGCCAATAACCTTGTTACTTTTGGACTAGATTGCTCACCAGCACTTCTTAATTATCTATGTTCTAAAAACCTAGATAAGATTATTATTGCCACAAACAATGATTCTGAAAAGCAGAAAAATCATGGTAAAATCTCAGCTATGAAAAACTACATGAAGCTCAGTCAGTTTTTTAATTTCGAGCAGCTTTCAGTCCAGCTTCCATGGGCAAATGATTTTAGTGATATGCGTCAGCAAGAAATGTCATTTGCAGATTGGTACAACCCTCCACAAGCTTCGCAAGAAGCAAAGTTAAATGACTATAAAGAATTCTGCTTACTCAACCGTAGTTCTTTCCAAGACAAAAAACTTAAGAAATTTTTAAAGAAAATCGAAGACTTTGGAATCTAAAAATAAATGGAGCAAAAAGAGGGTGTTTAAGTGTAATATATTGCATGTATTTATATTTAATAACTAACTTATTGAATAATAAACAATATGTTGGGATTACTACGCAGAAAAACCCATATAGAAGATGGGTCGAACATAAATCAAAAGCATTAAAAAATAAAAATAAAAATCCGATTCATTCTGCGATTAAAAAATACGGATGTGAAAATTTTAAATTTGAAATCGTCAAGGAGTTAAATAGTTCTTGTATTAATGAGCTTTTAGAAGAAGAAACAAAATTAATTTTAAAGCTTAATACCTTAGCTCCTAATGGTTATAATTTGAAATTAAAAAGCTCTTTTCGTATTGCAAGTCCAGAACTATCTAGGAAATTGTCTCGCGGAAATCAGGGAGTAAGTAAATTAAAAAATCCATCTTCTCGTTTTATCGGAGTTTACAAGAATCGAAAAAGTTTATCATTTTCATGCGAAATAGCCTTCCAAAAGGAAAAGTATAAAAAAGTTTTTTTACTAGAAGAAGAGGCTGCGAAAACGTACGATATGATGGCTATATATTTTTATGGTCGAGAGAGTAAAACAAATTTTCATCAATCTTTGTATTCTGATGAACAGGTAAATAAATGTTTCAGTTCTTTTTACGAAAGGTCGAGTGATTTTTATACCTCTAAATATAAAGGGGTTTATTTCTCTAAAGAAAGAAATTGCTACCGCGCCAGATACAAAAACAGACACATAGGACAAGCACCAACTGAAGAAGAAGCTTATAATAAATTACAAGAATATTTAAAAAATAATGTCACATAAACCTAAGACTCCATTATCTGCTAGTAGAATTAAAACTGCACAAAGTTGCAGTTGGTTATACTGGTGTAAATACCATTTAAAATTGCCAGATAAAGGTAATGAAGGAAGCTCCAGGGGGTCAATTTGCCACTTGGTTTTTGAATGCTTGGGAGAAAAGCGTCACAAAAAACACTACGATCTTATCATTAAAAAGAAAGATATTTTTGCAAGCAAAGCTATTGAGCGAATGGTAATGAAGCACGCTCGTAGAGATGGCGTAGATTCAGAAGACAATATCCAACAAATAAAGACAATGACTCTAGCTGGACTAGAGTACGACTTCTTTGGCAATGAAGAAGGCAAGCCTACCCAAGCTTTAAGCGAAGAGGATTTTGACTTCAACTATCAAGACGGTGAAGTGAGCTATAAAATCAAAGGCTTTATTGATAAGTTGTTTCTATATAAGAAAAAGGGCTTGGCAATTATTCGCGACTTTAAAAGCAGCAAGGAACCATTTAAGGGCAAAGAGATTGAAAACAATCTTCAAGACCTAATGTATGCCTTAGCTGTTAGAAAGAAATTTCCAGATTATAAAATCACACGTTCTGAATTTTTATTCCTAAAGTTCTTGCCAGAAGTAAAGGGAGTAATCAAAATGGCAGAATTGACTGATGAAGAATTGCGCGGATTCGAATTGGAATTGACTCAAATCCAAAAGTATTTAGATAATTTTTCTATTCAAGACGCTTTCTCTGATCTTGCGGCTCGCAAAGACTATCCAAAAGATAACTCGTTTGGCGGGCCATTGCAATGTGGCCGAGCTACATTCAAAGGTCAAAAGAAAAAAGATGGTAGTATTATGTACCATTGTCCATATAAGTTTGATTTTTATTATTACAAAATCAATGACAAACAGGGCAATATGGTAGCCTCTTGTTTCTTAGAAGATTTCGATGAGTACATTAAAAAGTATCCAGAAAAAGACTTCCTATATCAAACCGTTTATTACAGTGGTTGTCCTGCGCATCGAAAATCATAAAAGAACTTGACTCTTATGCGTACTACTACTATAGTAGTGCATGATTCCAATTTTCAAGTCCAACTGTAGTATTGGCAAGTCAATACTAACACTTGATGACCCATCGAAAACAAAAGATGGTTCTGCCGATAGTATAATTTCTATAGCCGTTGAAAACGGTCTAAGTCAACTCTTTTTGGTTGAAGACTCAATGATTGGTTTCATTGAAGCATTTACAAAATGCAAAGAGAATAATATTCAACTCGTTTTTGGACTTAGAATCAGTTGTTGCAACGATAGAATGAGCGAAGACAAGAATCTTTCTCATAGTAAAATCGTTATCTTCGCAAAGAACGATGAGGGTTTAAAAACTTTGACAAAAATTTATTCCTTGGCAAATACAGAGTCCCAAGGTTTTGTTGATTCCTCTCTTTTGAAGAAGCATTGGAATAGTAATGTTCTTATGGCTATTCCATTCTATGATTCTTTTATTTATAACAATAACTTCAAAGGATCGCTTTGCGTTGCTGATTTTGAATTCGCAAATCCAATTTTGTTTGTTGAGGAAAACGATTTGCCGTTTGATCATATCCTCCAAGCGAAAGTTGAAAAATGGGCGCAAATCAATAACTCAAGAATTGAAAAAGTTAAATCAATCTACTACAAAGACAGAAAAGATTTTGAGGCTTGGCAGACTTATAAATGCCTTTGTAATAGGTCGTTTGGCAAACAACAGTCTCTTTCTAGTCCAAATCTAGAACATTGTGGCAGCGACTCTTTTTGTTGGGAGGCATTTAAAGAAAATGAAAGATAATTTACTTCGATTTGATTTTAATCAAAAATACGTTATTCTTGACACCGAAACAGAAGGCTTAAATCTTCTCAAGTCAAGACCTTGGCAAATTGCTTGGATTGAAGCTTCTGGCAAGAAGATTCTCTCGAAAGAAGAGAGGTTCATTTATTGGCCCGATTTGAATATCAGCGAAGAAGCTGCTCGGATTACTGGATTCAACTACGACAAGTATCGGTCACTAGCTAAATCTCCAGAAGAAGTTTTGGAAGAGTTCTTGCCAATCTTGAACAATAAAGACACTAAAATTATCGGCCAGAATATTCTTGGCTTTGATGTTTACATGTTGAATTCTTGGCAGAGAGCTATTGGTCAAAAAGCTAACTTTGATTATGTTAGCCGTATTATTGATACAAAAGCTTTGGCAATGGCTATCGCTAAAGGCATCAAAATCGTTGAGTCTGATGACTTGATTAGCTGGCAGTATAGGTGGCTTAATCATCGCGAAAAAGGCATTAAAACGAGCCAAGCTCATCTTCTCAAGCATTATGAAATTCCTCATGACCCAGCGATGCTTCATGATGCTCTTTACGATATTGAAATGACTTTTAAAATTTTTCAGAAACAAATTTACGACATTGAAATCTAATGATTGAATTATTCCAAAAATACGAACAACCAGTTCTCCCTGGCGTTAAGCTTCCACAGATTATTATTGAACAGAAGTATTATGATCTGCTAAATATTCCGAACGACTCAAGCAACTATCAGTTTCTTCGAAAGCTTTGCCACAAAGGAGTTCTCGACAAAGGTATTGATAAAAAAGAAAATTGCCAAGTTTATTATGATCGTGTTAAAAATGAACTTTCTTTATTTGAAGAGCTTGGGTTTATTGACTATGTTCTTCTTAATTGGGACATTCTAAAGTTCTGTCATGAGAATGGAATTCCCACAGGCCCAGGGCGAGGTTCTGCTGCTGGTTCTCTTGTGCTTTACTTGATTGGCGTTACAAAGGTTGACCCTATTCAATACGATCTTTACTTTGAGCGATTTGTTTCAAAGAGTCGCGCAAGAAAGATTGAAGCGAACGGTCAAGTTTTCCTTGACGGTTCCCTGCTGGCAGATGTTGATAATGACATTGCTTATGAGCGCCGACATGAAGTTATTAAATTTATTGAAGAAAAATATGCTGGTAAGACTTGCAAAATTCTCACACTCAATACTCTAAGCAGTAAACTCTGCATTAAAGAGTGTGGAAAGCTTGTTGGAGAACTTGCAGAGTCTCAAGTGAATGAAGTCAGCGACATGATTCCAAAGAAGTTTGGCAAAGTCGCATCTTTGAAAAATGCCTGTGAAGAAAATGAGAAGTTCAAAGAGTGGGCAAATGAAAACCCAAAAATCTTTTCAATTGCTAAAAAGCTAGAAGGTCTTGTTAAAAATACAGGAGTTCACCCATCTGGCATTGCAATTAGCCATTATTCCTTGGAGGATATTATGCCTCTTCAAACAACAGGAGAAGGCGATCTTGTATCTGGCTATGATATGAACGATGTCGCAAGTCTTTGCGTTAAGTTTGACATTCTTGGACTCCGAACTCTTTCAGTGATTCAAGATGTTTGCAAACAGATTGGTTTAGATATTCTATCTGTTGATCTAGCAACTAATGATATTTACGACAACCTACAGAATCTTATCTGTCCACAAGGCTTGTTCCAGATTGAAGCTGACACGAACTTTAAAGTCGCCCAAAAGGTCAAGCCAAAGAATCTAGAACAGCTTTCTGCGGTGGTGGCTATTGCTCGCCCTGGAGCATTGGACTTCTTGGACAGATATGCCAGATATGTTGAAACAGGAGAGTTCCAAAGCGTCCACTCTTTCTTTGATGATATTCTGGAATACACTGGTGGCATTCCTCTTTATCAGGAACAGCTTATGAGAATGGCCGTTAAGGTTGGCTTTACACTAGATGAAGCTGAACAGCTTCGCCGTATTGTGGGCAAGAAGAAGGTTGATCAAATGGCAGCTTGGCAAGATAAGATCAAGCAAAAGATTGAGGAGAATAAACTCGATCCTGTCATTGGAGAGGTTCTATGGAAAGTCGCGGAAGATAGTGCGAACTACTCATTCAACAAATCTCACTCAATCTCTTATGCTATTTTGGCAGCTTGGACAGTTTACCTCAAGTTTAAGTATCCGCAGAACTTCTTTCTTAGCTTGCTTAAGATGACTCAGTTTGAGCCAGACTCTTATTCTGAAATTAATAAAATCAGTCAGGAGCTTACTTATTTCAATATCAAACTCTTGCCTCCCGACTTAACAAAGTCAAAAGCAGATTTCAGCATTGAAAAAACCAATATCAGATATGGCTTGAACAGCATCAAGGGTATTTCAGATAATACCGTAAACTCTCTCATGGAGTTCTGCAATACAGAACTAAAGCATAAATATGATGTTTTCATTACTGCGAAGCAGGTTGGCTTGAATATTGGAGCGTTATCTGCACTAATTCAGGCAGGCGCTCTTAATAGCTTTTCAGAAGATCGTTGCAGAATGGTTCTTGAAGCTCAAGCTTTCAATATTCTAACTGATAGAGAAAAGCGACTTTTTGAATCAATTGGTGAAAAGTATAATTATGATATTTTAACTAGTATCTACGATTGCGTTAGAAACAAGCAAGTTGGTGATGATAATAAACCAATCATGAGCGAAAAAAGATTCAATACATTCAAGACTAAGTATGCTGGTTATCGCGAAATTTATGACAAGAACAGCAAAAGTCCTAAATTTGCAAACTGGTATTTTGAAACTAAACTTCTCGGATACTCTTATTCTCAAGTAGTCAGAGATATTTTTTCAGAGTCGAGTTCAGAAAGATACGTTGATTGCATGACCTTCAATTCTCTTGACATTAACGAGAATGTGCGTATGGTTGGAGTTGTAAAAGACTGCTTCCGAAAGAAAAGTGCCAATGGAAATAAATATGCTAGACTTGAAATCGCTGATGAAAACGGCAAAATCAAAGCTATGCTTCTTGACTCCAATCAAAAAGCAAGACTTACAGAATATCTAGACAATGGCAATAAACTACCAAAAGAAGAAAACATTGTCATTGTAACAGGTAAAAAAGGCGACGATATATTATTTATTGACAAGATGGCAATTTTAGACGAAAAGATTTATATGAAACTTTCTGAGATTAAATAAGTGTAAAAATATGAGGATGAAAAATTTTAACTTGACTCCAAGAGTCAAAAAAGCAATTCAAAACGCTCAAAATTTTGCGAAAGAAATGGGGCATCAAAGAGTTAACTGCTCCCACATCTTTAAAAGCATTCTTGAATTGGATTATCCGCTGTTTAAAAGCTTATTCAGACCTTATCTAGTCAACCATCTTGAAATGGCTGATGAAGTAGTTAAATATGTTTTTGAAAATCATCCAAGCCTTTTCGATAAAAAAGTCAATCAAAAAACTTGGCACAACGAAGTTGATGAAATTTTAAAGTTCTCTAGTGAGGTTGCGTCTCAGTTAAAACAAGAATATATTGGAGTTGAGCATATCCTATATGCAATCACAATGACTTCTCCAACAGTCCGAGGATTCTTGAGAGATAAAAATTTCCCAATCGAACAGTTTGCGGGAAGTCTTATTTCTTACATGAATCCTCAAAGCGCTTCGCTGCCAAGCTTAGAACCAAAGAAAGCTCCAGTTGAAGAACGGCAAGAAGAGGAAGAAGTCGAGTCAAAATATATCGCAAAATACTGTGTCAACCTAAATGACGCAGCGAGAAACGGCAAGCTCAATAGCCTTCATGGAAGAGACGAAGAGATCAAGCTTCTTGTTGAAACACTTCTTAGAAAGACAAAAAGTAATGCAATTTTAATTGGCGATCCTGGCGTTGGTAAAACAGCAATTGTTGAAGGATTAGCGAATAAGATTGTGCGCGATGAAGTGACTCCTCTTCTTGCTAATAAAATTGTCTTGTCTTTGAATATGGCAAGCATGGTTGCTGGCACAAAATATCGTGGTCAATTTGAACAAAGATTCCAAGGTCTTCTTGACGAACTCAAGAAAGATTCTAGATACATTATTTTTATTGATGAAATTCACACAATGATTGGCGCTGGCAGCGGAGAAGGTTCTCTTGATGTTGCCAATATGATTAAGCCCGCTCTTGCAAGAGGAGAAATCACATGCATTGGCGCAACCACACAGTCAGAATTTAAAAAGCTCTTTGAAAAAGACGGAGCCTTAAAAAGAAGATTTGAACAGATTATTGTTGAAGAACCTTCAAAAGATCAGGTTGAAGCAATCATGTTGAATGCTAAAACTCAATTTGAAGACTTTCATAATGTTTATTTCTCTCCAGAGATTATTAAAAATCTAGTTTATCTTTGCGATAAATATATGCCTTATCGTAAATTTCCAGATAAGTCGTTCGACATGCTGGATTTGATTAGCTCAAAGGTTAAAATCTCTAATTTTAAAATGCCTAAAAATCTCTCTTCTTTAGAGAAGAAGCTGAAAAAGAATATCCTTCGCCAAGAAGATGAGGTGCAAGAACATTTTTCAGAAATGATCATGGAGTATTCTCAAAAGCTTTATGATTGGGCATCTAAAAAGCATAAAAAAATCAACGTCACAAATGACCATCTTGTAGAAGTCTTTTCTCAAAAACTAAAAATTCAAAAGAACAAAATCGTTCTTCCAGAAAATATAGAGACTGATGACTTGTCGAGCATTCTCAAAAAGGGAGTTTTTGGCCAAGATCAGGCTATTGATAAAATTTCGGATGTTCTTTCCTGCTCAAGAGCAGGGTTGAGACAAAAGGATAAGCCAATGGGCAAGTTCTTGTTTATTGGGCCAACAGGAGTTGGTAAAACGTGGACAGCGAAACTAATTGCCGAGAAGTTCTTGGGTAACGAAAAGCTATTGCTGAAATTGGACATGAGCGAGTATCAAGAAAGCAGTTCAATCAATAAGCTGCTTGGTTCATCCATTGGATACATTGGATGCGAGGAAGGTGGCATTCTGACTGAATTTGTGCGCAATAATCCAAGTGCAGTGGTTTTATTTGATGAAATTGAAAAGGCTCATAAAGACCTTAACAGTATTCTTCTTCAAATCATGGACGATGGCTATGTCACAGACAGTCTTGGTCGCAGAATTGATTTTAGCAATACAATCATTATTCTAACTGGCAATATTGGTCAAGAGAATGCTTCTCCAAAACCTAGCATGGGCTTTGTTCCAGTTGTCGAAAAACCAGAAAACGGATACAAAAAAGCTGTAGAAAACTTCTTTAGGCCAGAGTTCTTAGCTCGTCTTGACGATATTATTGTGTTTGAGAAAATCTCAACCAATGAATTCCATAAGATTCTAGAAAAGCTCATGCAAAAAACATCAAAGCTTTTGGAATTACAAGGTAGAAAGATTGAATTTTCAGAAAATGTATTCTCTTTTCTTCTCAAGAAGATTGAAGAGTCTGGTAGCAATGCCCGCTCTATCGAGAAGATTTATCGCCAGCACTTTGAAATTCCCCTTGCTAAATTCATGCTCAAGAATAGCGTGGCAGAATTTTCTTCCGAAATTTTTGAAATGGAAGTAAGGTTTGTTGAGAGTGTGCGTAGTTAACTGTGCAATGAAAATTCGCTCAACTCAAAACAGTATTGTTAACGCTATGCGTTCCAGCCGTGGCCGTTTCTTCGGTCTTACTACCACCCAAGGTAATCAAGTTAATGCTCGTTTCGTTAACGAAACCCCTCGTTACGTTCGCGTCTATGACCGCAACAGCGACACGACTCTAACTCTAGCCAAGACTAGCCTCGCAGGAATCCGCCTTAACGGTACTACAGTCAAAGCCTAATTAGGGCGCAACATGAAATTAGAAACCCGTCGAATTCGACGGGTTTCTTTTTATTATAGGTATGGCAAGGGTAACGAATCTTTTTAAAGATAAGGTTTATGTATTTAGCTCTTTGAGAGAGGTTTTCTCTAGCGAAGAAGAGCTAATCGCAAAGATTTTTAATAAAGAAGGATTGCAGAGTCCAGAAGAAATAAAATTTCTAAGCGCAAACCTTAACAATGATTTATTTTTAATCAGAACAAACGAAGGAGAATTTTGTCTCAAAATGTCTCTTGATAAAAACAACTCCAATCTAGAAAAGGAATTTTTAATTTTAAAAGATAATTGGAAAAGGAGAATTGCGCCGTTTCCCATTTGTCACGGTATCGTTCCCAATCACTCGTCTGTAGAATACAGCGTAGTTGGATTTGTACCTGCTCCTAATTTATACGATTTTGGAATTCAAGAAGTTATAGAATCAGAAGATGCCATTCCTTATTTTTTCGCTAACTTAAGCAGATATGACTGCTCAAATACTAAAAAGACAATGAAAGATCATCTTGAATATTATTTATCGTTTGATATTTTTAAAATTCCAGATGTTGATGCTGAATGGATTAAAAACCATAATAAAATTAAAGATTTAATTAAAAATCAAGTCATTTTTCTACAGAACCTACTCAAAGAAAAGTTACAAAATTTCGCTTTTTCAGAAAAAGATTTTTGCCATGGGGACTTGAACTGCTCGAATATTTTAGCTTTTGGAGAACATTTGCACGCTATTAATTACGAGAAATCCTATAGCGGAGACTGGGTTTTTGAATTTCTTTGTCTCAAATATGACTTATTTTTTCCCAATTCTATTGAAAAAGAATATCTTGATAAGATTGAAAACCTTCTCAAAACCAATTTAAACGGTCATAATATTAATCAATTAATGGAATTTGTCTGTTATTTTAATTTGCTTAAATTAATGATTGAATATTTAACAGAGGTTTATATGCTTAAATGCTCAAGGCAAAACAAAATCTTACAATGTGGAATCAAACTGAGTAAAAACTATGACCATTTTTATCAACTTCCTGATTTTGACAAAAAACTAAAACCAATAGCAGAATTTTTCGTAGAAAGTGTAATTTAATTATATGCCCTTACCGAACGCAAAACCAAAGGAAAAGCAACAGGAATTCATGAATCGCTGTATGTCAGACGATATTATGAATAAAGACTTTAAAGACCAGAAGCAACGAGCCGCTGTTTGCTATTCTCAATATCGCAAGAGAACAAAAAACAAGTCAGAAGCATCTTGGGATGATGTTCGCAAAGGAGATATTTTAGGACTGATTTAATTTTATGATTTCTCTTGATTTAAACGCAAACCAAATCAACCAAGCTCTAAATGCAGCTTATACAGGATTAGTATTTGCTGGCACTGGAATTGTGCGCTTGACTGGTTCTCAAAATATTTCAGGAGACAAGACATTTTATGGAGCCGTTAATTCAAGCGGTTCTTTTGAAACTACTGGAGTTTCGCGGTTTTTACCCCCAAGTGATGTTTCTGTTGATTTAGGATCAGCGGGTCTTAGGTTTAAGACGGGATTTGTTTCGGGTATTGATGCGATTACTGGATACATTCGAACTCTTAAAGTAGATAATTTAATTGCTTCAGTTACTCCAAATCTAGTTAATGCTACTGCTAATAATTTAACAATCAGTGGTCAAACAAACATTCAACAAGCTGCCATTTCTGGAAATGCTTCAATTGGCGGAAATGCTATTATCACTGGCGCTCTTAATGTTACTGGCAATACAGTTTTAGCTGGAACAGTTTATTCTACTGGAGAAAAAACATTCTCTGGAACTTTAAATCAGAGTGGTAGTTTAAATATTTTTGGCACTGAATCAATTAGTGGTGGATTAAATGTAACAGGAGATGTTTTTTGCACTGGCAACGCTCTCATTAAAGGCAATATTAGCATTACTGGCAATTATAGCCAAACAGGAGGTTTCTTTTTAAATACAAATGATAGCAATGTAATAATTACTGGCGCTGGAAGTAGTCATAAGTTTTCAGTGATTGCTCCCATGTTTTTTTCAGGAATTATTTCTCATGGTGGAGATTTAAATAGTACTGGAACATTTCTCCACAAAGGGGATTTTTCAAATAGCGGAGCTTTTTCAAATACTGGAAATTTTACAGTTTTTGGAAACGTAATAGCCACAGGCAATTTTGCAGCTTCAAAAGTTTTCGCTACTGGGATTACAGCGACAGGAACATCATCCACACCAGCTTTAATTGTTCAATCGAATCTAACATCTTCTCCAAGTGGCGGAGCTATTGAATATAATAAAAATTATTTTTCTTTAACTGCTGAATCTACTGGTTCTCCAACAAGATCAATTGTTAATCAAACCTTCTCTTATTTTGCTCCACAGAGTTTTTATTCAGGAATACCAACAGCCCATGCCGATAACTCACTATTAGGAAATACTGGTATTTATCTTAATACTGGACGTTATCATATTAAATATGATGTAAAATTTAGCTTATCAGGTACTTTTGCAAAAGATATTGCTTTGGGAATTACTGGTGATTATTTTACTAATAGAATTGGTACTTTAACAAGTTCACCTGCCGTTGCAAATGCAGCAATGACAAGAACTGGGTTTTTTGGTCAAACCTATGTAAAAGGAATTATTGTCAGTGGTGCTGATATTGGTAATGCAGGGGCAGATACTTGGAATAGTTTTTACTCTTTTGATGCCACAGTTACAATTACTGGAGCTACAAAAATTCGTCCTATTTTTAGAATGGGAGTAACTCCTGTTGCGATTACTGGTAGAGCTTTTACTATGGAGGTAACTCAACTAGCCACTGGCACAGGAGTTGGTTTAGCTGGAGCTAATGGCCCATGGTCTGACGCATAATTTATGCCTTATCTCAATCACAACATTCCTACGATTACTTGTTTAATTCGTAACGAATATTTATTTAACCATGAAAAAGGTCATGGTGAATATACGCCAGCCGATGTTCATTCTGTTGCTTCGATTGAAAAAAGAGTTCCACTATTTGAGGCGTATTTAAATAACGGCGTTAATTGGACTCGTCGCCCCATCACAGCATTTTGCTGGAAGCCTTGCGATCCTGTTCCTCTTGAACACGCAATGTATTGGGACTGTTTCTCACCCTATGTTGACGTTCAGGTGCGTCAAAGAATGCGCGGATTACGCGCAAAGCTCATTACACCTTCCAACACCAAAGAGTGCGGAGAATACATGTTTACGCTTGATTGGGCGTGGGAGAACAAAAGCGTTCTAGATACTAATTTCAGTGAAACACCTGAGCATAAATGCGCTCATGTATTTAAAATGGATAACGGCAATTTCTACGCTTATCCAAATAATCGCATCATCTGGCATGATGATGCTTGGGTTTACGAGCCTATTGAAAAAAACCCAGGCTATAAAATTGATTTAACTGTTTATTCAGTAGAAAATAAAAGAAATAAATTTACTGATTATAGTTACATCACTGAATTTTCCGATGCGCCAATCAATCATCCAGAGCCTCAAATTCCCACAAACGAAACTCGCACCTTCTAAAATTAATGGTGCAGGAGTAGGTGTTTTCGCCATTAATAAAATACCAGAAGGCTATCCTATTTTTGGCCCCAAAGGTAAATTATTTTTTATTAGTTGGGATGAAACATCTGACATATCAGATGAACTGCGGTCTTACATCAGATATATCTGTCACTCTAATGAAACTGGATTTTGGATTGATCGCCATCTTGATCAAATTGATTCTAGTTTTTATGTGAACCATTCGGAAAATCCGAACACTTGGCACGATAAAGAAGCTGACATTTTCTACGCAGACAGAGACATTGAAGCTGAAGAAGAGATCACTTGCCTATACCCTTATGAGGAAAGAGACTGGTTGTTTAACTGATCCCAAAGAGTCTTATAATAAAAACCATAAGCTACCATAATTTCTCTGAATCTAAGAGTAGAAACAGCTACAATTTGACCGTCAAAATCTTTAATTTTTTGAAGTGTGGAATTATCAATCATGCCCAAGTCTAAAGCTTCTTTGACAAGAGCTAGCATTTGACTAAAAACTGCTCGGTCTTCGTCCCACAATTTTAACTTAAAATTTTCTGGAGAAACAAGAAATCCATTTTCAACCGCTTGATTATATTCATTCCAGCGAACTTCTTCTGGAGAAGGTGAATAAGGAGGAGGGGCAGGTGGTGGAGTTGGTTCAGGAACAATCGTCCAACCTTTTCTCAAAAGAGTGTCAATAACGCTTTGATCATTTTCGTTGCGATAAGAATTTAATGGTTCGTAAAAAAGTTTCATAAATTATTGATTTGGAAAAGGTTGAGTTGGTGGAGTGAAGCTAGCTCCAACTCCAGTTGGGTATCTAGCTACTCCAGTTGTTATTCTTAAGTCATCTAATACATGCGGATGACTATTTGCTGTTCCAGGACTGCCTCCTAAAGTTAAAATAGCAGAACCCGAATGAGTTAAAGTATTTGTAATTCCGCCCACTCTAGTTCCATTAATAAAAACATCATAAACTCCAGTTATAGGAGTTGAAACGGTATTTTTTCTTTGAAACGCTACATGTTTCCAAGCTCCAGTACCAACATTATAATTTAATAAAATATTTATAGGAGTTGTAAAATTATTAGCAGAAGTTTGAAAAGTTAAAACTCCAGTAGTTGTTGTGCCTAAAATTCTAGCGAAAGATGTATTAAATAAAGTTCTAGCCGTTGCCCCATTCAACCAATACCAACCCTCTACTGTCCACTCTTGATTAGTAAGGGAAAATCTTCCATCATTACTTCCAGAAGCGTATGCAGTAGCAGTACTTGAAAAATTAATACTTCCCGCACCAAATTTAGGAGTTGTTGGAGAAGTTCCCGTTAAAAGATTTACGTTTGTGGCTCCAGTTATCGTTATTGGATTTTTTGAAACATCATAAAAAGTTCTATTAACTCCACTAGTGTCAAAATGAGATAAAAATACCACATTATTCCAATAAGGATCACTATCCCCACTAGGAGCTTGAGACGTAAAGTTTTTTCTTCTAGAAGGAAGTATTACCATGCGTTAATTCTATTTCCTGTATATTGAATAGATACACCAAGCAAGTAAGCATTAGCTCCTAAATCGTCACTAGCATTAGCCACGCTTCTGTAAACTCTAAACAAGAATAAGTCTCCACTAGCTAAAACCCCAGAGGGAGTGAAGGTTGCAGCGGCAGAAGTAAAAAAGCCAGTTCCAGTAGAGAAGAAGTCATTAACTTCAACTCCTCCAGCAAAACCAGAGTTTAAGAATTCAGTATCACCAACGGCTCTAGATTGAATCCCCCAAACAATACCTCCAGTCGCACTTCCTGGCGCTGTCCAATGAAACTTAGCTTTCATTGCTCCAAGATCGTAGTCATCAAGAGCAAATTTAAATTGAGTAAATCCAGTAGTCGCAGAATCAAAGGAATAACAATCATAAGCAATTCCAGAATTTAAAATAGAAACACCCGTTGGAGTTGCACCAGAAATTCCAGTTAGCATTGCAGCAGCATCAATATAAATCTCCTGAACATATTGAGAAGAAGTAGTTAAGAATGATCCTGTTTGATTTGTTGTTACGAAATTGCCTGTAGAGCCAGTGCCAACAAACTGTCCAGTTTGAGAAGAAGTTATAAAGTTTCCAGTTGCTGATTGTAGGGCATAACGATCATCAGCAGCACCAGTTGTTAAAAATGCTCCTGTCTGAGAATTAATAACAAAAGAACCAGTCTGTCCAGTGGTAATAAATGATCCTGTTTCTGATTGCAAAACATAATTATTAATTCCAGAAACATCGCCAGTCGTAATTTGGCGAGCAAACCAAGCTCCACTTGCAGAATTATAAAGTAAGGTATCTTTATTTGAAGCATTTAAAGCATAAACATTATGAAGCTCTTCTACTTCAAAACCGTTTTGAATTTGAACATAAACCTTGCCATTATTTGATTGAGAACGAAGAACAACACCTAGATAAACTAGATTGTTTAGTCCATAAGGTTTACTTCCAGTTCCATAAAGAATTTGTCCAGTTGGGCCAAGCCACATTGGATCACCAGCAGCGCCAGCACTAGTATCAAATCCTTCCAAAGCTCCTTCGGTAATTACATAACCCAAATCATTAGGATTCAATGTTTGCGCCAAAAGACCAATAGTTTTAGAAGAGGAAAACTCTCCAGTATTACTAGCCATTTTAATTAATGGATTTGAGCCATTAGCGCCACCAATATAAACAGGTTGTCCCTTATTTAAAATAAAGGACTCGTCATTTTTAGCATATAAATGAACAATGTCAACAGGATCGCCGCTCACTAAAACAGGAACATCCAAAACAGTTGGCCTTGTTTGAAAATCCTTAAGACCAGAAATGTCTTGATTTCCTGTTGTGTAAACAACATTCTCTACAGGAGCGCTACCACTTCCTCCAGAATCAGTAAAAGAGGCGGATAAAATTGAACCATCCCTTTTGTATAAATTAATTGTTTTGGTGCTGCTTCCAGTAACTTCAATGCCAGTTACAGAACCACTATAACCAGAGACAGCATAGCCACTAGTTGTATTAATTTTATTTTGTAAATCTCCACTTACACCAGTAACATATCCAGTAGTAGCATAAGAACTCAAATCAACTCCAGTAATATATCCAGAAGGATTACTAATTGGATAAAACTGTCCAGTCTGGCTAGAAGTAATGAAAACTCCAGTTTGACCAGTGGTTATAAAAACTCCTGTTTGTGATTGAAGAGCATAACGAGCGTCTGCCGCTCCTGTGGTTAAAAATGCTCCAGTCTGAGACGATACTACAAAATTTCCAGTAGAACCAGTGGCAACAAATTGCCCCGTTTGAGATGCAGTTATGAAACTGCCTGTTGCTGATTGAAGAGTGTAACGAGAGTCTGCTGCGCCAGTAGTAAGAAACTCACCAGTTTCACTAGGGCGAACAACAGAACCAGTAACAAAGTTTCCAGTCGTTCCAGTACTAACAAATTGTCCAGTTTGACTAGATGTGATAAAAGAACCTGTTGAATCAGTCGAAACAAACTGACCAGTTTGAGAAGAGGTAATAAAAACTCCAGTTTGACCTGTTGTTACAAAAATTCCCGTTGCTGATTGTAAAGCGTAACGACTATCAGCAGCACCAGTAGTAAGAAAAGCTCCAGTATCGTTTGGTCTTACAACGCTACCTGTAACAAACTGTCCTGTAGAACCAGTAGATACAAACTGTCCAGTTTGGCTAGTAGTAACAAAAGAACCTGTTGCTGACTGTAATGCATAGCGACTATCAGCAGCGCCAGTTGTTAAAAATGCACCAGTGTCAGATGGCCTTACTACATTTCCAGTCACAAATTGACCAGTGGAACCAGTAGATACAAATTGTCCTGTTTGACCAGAAGTGATAAATGACCCTGTTGCAGATTGTAATGCGTAACGAGAGTCTGCCGCTCCTGTAGTCAAGAATGCACCAGTTTGACTAGAAACTACAAAATTTCCAGTCTGTCCAGTTGTAACGAAACTACCTGTTGAAGATTTTGTAACGTAACTGCTTAAATCAACACCAGTAATATAACCGCTAGGATTAGAGTTTAGTGGATAAAAAGCACCTGTTAGAACTCCTGTATTAATCGCGCTTTCTCCACTTAAGAGAATTCCCGTTCCATTTACTGTTGGTCTAACAGTAAAATTCTTTAAAGAAGAAATTGTTTGAGAACTTCCAGTATCTAAAAATGCTCCAGTATTTGAAGGACGAACAACTGCTCCTTGAACATAACCGCTGGGATTGCTTCTTAATGGATAAAAAGAACCAGTAAGAGTTCCTGTAGCAGCAGCACTTAAATAATAAGAATCTAGAGAGTCAGAACCCCCAGGAGCATGAGTTACTGCATGATTGGGAATTCCTTGTCCAACAACCACATCAACTTCGGGTGCAGCGCTAACAGTAGCAGCAACAGAAGGAGCAGGATTAATTGTAACATTAATATCGGCCATTATTCAAACCCTCCTCCTTCTACATCAACATCGCCTTGAATAATTCTCACAGGGCAACCGCTACTAGGAGGATAAATATAAACTTCTTGTTCGTAAGCATCTAAGCTTAGTTGAGAAGTATCAGAAGCAGTTAATGTCATATTAATAATTCCAGAACCAGTACTTAGAATGGTTGCTGTCCAATTTGGGCCAAGAGTTCCATCCCACTTTCTTCGCAAATAGCCAGAAGCGGCATATCCAGAAAGAGCATATTCCCCACTCGAAGTACTTAAATCAATCGAGTAAGCATAACAAGCCCCTCTCTGAATTGCGTTTGAACCAGTCAAATTATAAGTCCCTGCTGCCATATTATTAAATTACACTTCAAATTAGAAATCGCTCTCTAAAAGAATCCTTCCCCATGAATCATTTCCAGTAGCAATAAATAAGTATCTTCCACTTACAGAATATTCTCCAATAACACCACTAGAAAGCGCATTTTCTGGAGGATTTACATAGTTTAAGAAATAACCAGTTTGACCAGTAGTAAGAAATGCGCCAGTTTGACTTTTTAAAACATAATTTCCAGAAACATCTTCTGTGGTTGGAATTTCTTTCCATTGTCCAGACTGAACAAGTAAAAGTTTTTGTCCAGAAGCTCCTGTTTGATATATTAAACCACCATCGAATGTTGTATTTTGTGGAGAGGCATTCCCTGAATAAAATAATCCAGTTCTTGTTTCAAAATCTAAAACAGGAGGAACCCCAAATCCATAATTTAAAAGATCAATTTCCTGTTTTAAATAAGCTGGAACTCCAGAAGCGTACACATAACCAGTTCCAAAATCATCATAAGGAACAAACTGATAATAAATAACTTGATTATTTGGAACTTCTGAAGCAAAAATTGAAAATGTTTGACCTTGAGCGTTTTGTAAAAACGAAATATTCTTAAATAATAAAAATCCACTTAATGAATACCCGCTTACGCTAGGACTAGAACCAGTATAAATATCAACACTTCTAGGAATATAATTCGTTACAGCATCATCGCTAAAAGTAATTTCAAAAATAACTTGACCAGTTAAACCAGAAAGATTGCCAGTAGAATAATCAGAAACAATAACATCAGATATTTGAGCAGGTAAATGATAAACTGTTGCTAAAACAGAATTTTCTAAACCTTCATTTAAAACATTAAATAAAATATCATAATATCTTTGCGCTCCACTAGAACCAAAATAAGAAGCATTCTCAGTTTTGAGAAAAGAGAATTGAAGAGATTGCTGGTTAGTTTTAAAATCACCAGTTACTAGATATGGAGATACATTACCAACTGTTGCACCAGTAGTATATAAAGAAGTTCTATAGGAGAATTCAGCAAGACCCTGAGCTAATTGCAATTCATTATCAATAACATTATCATAAACATCTTGATACTGAAGAGTAACTGATAAATCTTTAGTCGGGGAAACAATAAATGCCGTTCCCGTTCCAATTGAAGAATCAGACGGATTAAATGAATTAATAGTTGCTGGATATGCTGGTGGTGCTGGTACTGGAGGTATCGGCGGAGTCGGAGGTATTGGCGTTGGCGGCGGCGTAGGCGGTGTAGGCGGCGTTGGCGGTGTAGGCGGCGTTGGCGGTGTAGGCGGCGTTGGCGGTGTAGGCGGCGTTGGCGGTGTAGGCGGAGTCGGAGTTGTAGGCGGCGGCGTAGGCGGCGTAGGCGGCGTTGGCGGCGTTGGCGGTGTTGGCGGAGTCGGAGTCGGAGTTGTAGGCGGCGGCGTAGGCGGCGTAGGCGGCGTTGGCGGCGTTGGCGGTGTTGGCGGAGTCGGAGTTGTAGGCGGCGGCGTAGGCGGCGTAGGCGGCGTAGGCGGTGTTGGCGGTGTAGGCGGTGTAGGCGGTGTTGGGGTTGGCATGGCAGTATATCAATTATTATAATGAATTAATAGCAAAACCTTTAACAATTCCATTGCTTCTTTTAGGAGCAACATACGATAGAACTTTAAAAGTTTTCGAATGAGTGGCAGAAATTGGATTAGGATAAACCCCAGTTTGAACAGCAGTTACTTTTAATGTGTAATTTCCAACTTCACCTTGGTCTTCAAATAAGACAGAATTTCCTGTTGTTTGAATTTTTGTGCTTTTGTATTTGGGAGAAATTAATTCCACATTGTAGGAATTTGCACCATCAACAGATTGCCACTGTCCAGTAATATCTACAACATCATTTTGAGCATTAAAATTACCAGTAGTAAAAGTTGTAATAAGAGGAAATCCAGTAAGTTCATAAACAAACTGATTTGAGATTTTAGCGGCAGTTCCCTCATTTACAAAGGTGTCTCTAACCGATGGAAAATAATTAAAGAACTCGTTTAAACTTTCTCCAGCTTCAATTTCAGCAAATTTACCAGTGTCAAACTTTGAAGCAATGATCTCGTATTCGTTCAAATTTAATTCTTTGATTGACTGAATTTTATAAATTTCTTGCGCTGTATTTGCCAAGGTAATTGAGCAAGGAGTTCCAATTTTTACTTGATCTAAAAGAGGTAATCCTGAATTAGAAATTCCTGTATTAAGGAGCATTTTTACTCCATAAGAACTAAAGTCATAACCTGTAGCGGTTAAGTTAACCGATTGAGGAATATCTGTTTGATAAACGCTAGCAATGCTTAGTTTAGATGGACTTTTGGCAAGATCATAAAAATCATCAGACTGAAGCTTTCCAGTTGGCACAAGAATAGAAATTTGACCAGTCAAACCAGAAGGACTAAATGATTCTGCGGTCAAATCAATGTTTGTCCTGATAGCATAATTAGCCAAGTCAACTTCTAAAATTCTTCCAACATGTCTTTTTAATGAACGAAGCTCATCATTGACAGCAATCAAATCTCCTGGCCTGCATAGAAGAGATTCTAATCCAGCAGAGAATTGAATATTTTGATCTTCATTAATTGTTGAATAAATAATATGCTGACCAATGCGTTGCGCATGAGCGCGGCTAGTTACGCCAAAGGTTTGAGCAGAAGTTCTAAGAATACCTCTAACTTTAATATCGTCAGGGTCTTCAACGTACTCGATTTTTTCTTTAAATAAATCGTCTCGATCCAAATAAGAAACTTCCACAACATTGTATTGAAGGTCTTTTCTACTGTTTGTATAAGTAAAAATACCGTCTCTCACATTAGAGTTATTAAAAAATGACATGATAGGTTTAAGCCTATCGTTTGTGAAATTAATCTCAGAATTTGAATAGAACATATTGCCCCTGAATGAAGAGACAATAGATTGAATCATATCAAATACATTAGTTTTATCAGCGATAGCGCCGTTAAAACCATAGCGAGGTTCTTTGCCACCATTTGCAGATGGGACACCAGTAAAAATTCCATCACCATCAACAGCATCACAATACCTGCCAATCTTATAAAGCTCCCAATAGTTAACCTGTTCTGGAGAAATAAAGTTACCTAAACCATATCTTCTATTAGTCAAAAGATCAAAAAGAATCCAAACAGGATTATCAGTCCATGCTAATTTAAATGTCCCATCCCAATTACCTTCATAAACTCTTTTTTGTTCTGTTGTTGCTTCTGCAAATTCAGCAGAAGTCAAATATCTTTTATCTTTACCGTTAGGAAGAAGAGGAAAATAATTACTAGGAACAAAAACCTTCTTAAATCTTGCGTCATAACTACGCGCAGGAATTTGAGGAATTGTTCTAGCATCTAATTTCAAACCACAAATAGTTGAATAAGGATAAGAAAATGGAAGACTAACAACTTCTGTAACTTTTTCTAAGCTAATTTCTCTCTTAACAAGAGATGAATAACTTTCATAGGTCGTTCTGTAAACACGAACAAATCTTAATTGATCTGGCTGATATGCTGGAAGATTTAACGGACTAGCTACACTTTTTTTATCGCCAATAATGAAGCGAGAATATTTAGTGATAATTTCGGCAGTATCATTTTCTCCACGCCCAATGTCAATTGTTACTGGTGTTTCAACCGATCCTTTAATTTGATATTCTCTTGATTCAGAAATAATTTCGTTTCCCATTTTATCTTGATAGCCAACTTCAATTTTAAAATTAATAATTGATGGAACAGAAGTACCAGCTTCTACTGGATCAGCTGTTTTGTTAAATTTTAATAAAGTCGCATTTTTATGAGCAATATCTCTAAGCACTCTCACAGCAATACTTAAATAAACACTATCTACATTTGGATTATTAATGATATGAGTCGTTGGAATTGCTGGTTCAGAAGAATTCGCTATATATTCTTTATTCCAATCACTGAATTTTTCGTTAATCGCGGAGCCTCTAGTATCATCACTACCTTCATTTCTAATAGCGTATAATAAAGCTGATCCAAATAACGCAGCAAGATCAAAATCATTTAGATGATAAACTGCTTTATTAGCTTCATAAGTTATATCGAACGCCAAAAAGCTATCTCTATCAATAATAAAACCATTGCCATGTGTTTCATCAATAATATTAACAGTAAATGGTGCAGTTCCGTTACTTTGAATAGTTATCGTGGGACTAAATTTTAAATTCTCTAAATTAATATTAAAATATGCAGAAGTTACTGCGGAATTAGATATTGAATGTACAACATTATCATCTCTGTCTTTATAATAGAAATCTAATGATGCAGAGTATGTAAAATTTAAAATTCCACTACCATTTACGTTTTCTAAAACAACATTATCAAAATAATATTTTCCTCCTTTATTGCGAATATCAGTCAGTGAGCCAGAAACATACCCTAACCATGATTTAGCTGCCGCACCCACTCCAGTATATAAACCGCTGTTAGCAACTTTAATTTCTTCAGCTTTGCTATCAGTAATTGTATCACTAAATGCATTTTTATCAATGCCTGAAATAGCTTCTGCGGAATTTGTATTAAAAACAGTGTCTAATGCACTAAAATTACCTTTATATAAGGTTTGAATATTTCTTCCTTTCGCAAATGGGCCTCTCAATAACACTCCATAACTTTTATCGCTATAAGTTTTAGAAAAAGAACTTAAAGGTTTTTGCAATTCAAAACCATCTTTCAATTCCATGCTGGCATTTCCAATATTGTATTTGCTTCTTGGATTATATACTTTTAAATAATTTAAATATTTGATTATTGCATCAATTGAATTTTTTAAAGGAATTGCATTTTCCTTATAAAGAAAAATATAAATAGAACCATTCAAATAAGGATTACTAGATTGAGTATTTAAATTAAAATACGTTAAATTCAAAGACCTTTGTTGAGGCAAGAATCTGCGGTTTTGAATTTCTGTTGATTCTAAAGGAATATAAACTTGATTGAAAATATCATTTTCTAAGACAGTAACAGTATCATAACCATAACTTCCACTCAAGGCTGGGATTGAATTATCACTATTAAAAGAAAGCTTGACACAAAAAAATGGATATTCTGAATCTAGTTTTTCTGGAGTATCAGGAAGTAGGTAAGACTGAACTTCTTTTACAGAATTAAAATTAAATTTAGAATTTAAGGTAACAAACTGCTGATAATAAACATTTTGATAAGAAGCGCTACTAGAGTAAGATGAGAGACGATTTTTAATTACTTTAATATCATCATAAATACTAGTGGCAATGTCAAGCTTAGAATTTAAAACAGAATAGGAAATTCCAGAAACAGAGTTTTTTAATTGAGAAACGACATCGTTCGTTAAAGTTTTTTCAACAAATTGATTATTTGAATAAAAAACTCCAGAAAAACCTTTGCCAACAAAATCTAAATATCCAGTATAAATTGCATCGTTAGAATATTGAACCGTTTGTTTGACAGGAGTGTCTTCTAAATAAATTCCTTCAAATATACCAAAATCTTGAACATATTCACCACGATTATTAACTAAACCATCAATAATACCATCAGAAATAAGGTCAATACTTTCTACATATTCATAAGATGAAATAGCTTGCAAATCACCTATTTTAGGGGGCTTCAAAGTTGGTGGTGGTGGCGGATCGGGTTTTTTTGGCCCACCAGCACCAGCTAAATTTGAGGAATATCTTATGGAAAAATGACTCATAAATGAAGTTAAGTTAAAGCTGTTGAAATTAAGTTTGAATTTGTATTATCAATAAAAGCAGATTGGTTAGTTGCTTTTTTAACTGAAGTATTATTAAATTCATCAGCTAGAGTCATATTTAATGGGAATGATTTAACAGTGGATTGAATTACAAAAGAACCAACTTTTAATCTTCCATAAACAAGAGGAACAGGATTCCCTTGTTCTAAAATATTTTCTCGATTACTAAAAGCTAGAGAACGGCTAAGTGCTGAACTTGTAGCTTCTGCGCCAGGAATTTTGGGATATTCAACTTTTCCAGCTTGAACATAAGCATAAACAGCAGATGCGATTGAAACTATCAAACTCGCTATAGCAAATCCAGTTGGGCCGCTTCCTAAAATAATTGGTACAAAATCTAGTTTTTTGATCTTTTCATTACCAATGCTTTCATTATTTTTAACCCAACGATTGTTTACAACAAAAGTGTAATGAATATTTTTTTCTGCTAGTTTTTTAAGCTCAAGAGGAAAAGAGTCGTCGTTTGCCTCCATTGCCAACAATAAATCTTTTGGTTTAGCAAGCGCAAATTTATGCACTTTACCATACTTTTTAGCTAAAATACCATGAAAATGAACTTCTGTCATAATAAACCTTTTACCTTGTTCAGAATATTTACATCTACTTCGTGATTTTGAGGCTCATAAATTGCAAATTTTTGAGTTATAACAGAATAAACAATTGACGAAATACAGCACGCATCCGCATTAGCCTTATCTAAATCAGAAAACTCTGTATCAGAGTTAGGATGAGAGTGAAACAAAAAAAGCAATTCATTCTCTGATTCGAATCTTAAAAAATCTAATGGATCAACACAAAAAAATGCGTTAGGTTCTGGAGAACGATTTGGCAAAATTTCAGCAACAAAATCGCCATCTTTCATTCCCACAAATCCGCAACACTCGATATTAAAATATCTATCACTATGTTCTTTGAAGAAATCTAAAATATCTTTAAAATTACTTGCGGTTTTTGTAGGTAGCTCCATATTCGTATTTATCTGTTGCGGGAAATCCGCCAAAGGGCAGATAAGCATTTGTTTGGCTAGCGTTCAATGCGGCTGGAACAATATTATAAGATGTGTAGATTCCAGTGCTTGCTCCAGAATAGCCACTATAAGTTATGCCAGTATTGGCAAATCTTTTGCGGCAAGCTGAAATTGTTTTTGAACAACCGTCCTTTTCCCAAGGAGAAGAGTCTAAGTTTGGATGATTGTTTTCTGAACCTGTGTGATTGCTTTTACAAACATACCATGTTCTAAAGGGGTCTTTTTCTGTAGAAGTATAAATAATGTCTCCACTGTAATAGCTTTTTCCATAATTCCACTCATTTTCAGTGGTTTGGAAATTAAATTGTCCAGTCGGAACGTGAGTAAATTGAACATCATTCTCTTGACAAACAGGAGCGCCAAAGTAATTGCAACCAAGACCCCGATACTGCCAGTAACAATATCTAGCCAGCACAAGTCTCCCAGGCACGGAAAAGTTCTCCAAGTCAAAAGGAGATGTGAGTTCAAACTCTACAAGTGTTCTATTTTCTTGTGTTTTCTGAGAAATAACATAAGAGTCTTTGCTGATTTCTGCGGTTGGGTCAGCAATGCCATAGGGGTTAACGCCTCCATCGAAATTTGCATCATCAATATATTTTAAGAAAATTTTAATTCTCTCTAGTCTTGCATGTTTAAAATCGTTCTTTCTTCTAAGAACCTGACTCATTACCAAGTTTTCATTGGCGATTCTGATTTTTGGGCGGCTAATTCGATTAAAAATGTTTGATTCAAAATCCTCAACCTCAACAGCAATCGGCAAATAAGGAATGCCGTTGAGAATAATCTTGCCATTCAAGCCATTTGAACAAGGATGAAAAGGAAAATAAGAATCTGGTTCATTCACCGTATCATAGTAGAGTTTATAAAACTCCAATATCGCGGTTGGCTCCAAATCAACTAAATCATTGGAAATTTTATTGTTAATTGGCATGACTATAAATAATAACGAGTGTAACTATAAATTACACGAATTTTCGGGGGATTCCCTAGAACATCAACAACTGTTTGATTTGTACCTGCGTTTTTGCGCACGATCTCAGCCTTTGCCCCCAAAAGGCAGAACTTTTTCTGAACAAAGAAAAGAATCTGAGGCTTATTTTTCTAAACTAGTCGAGACAAATAAAATCATCTTCGCAACACAAAACAGTAAAATTATTGGTTTTATTTCTTTTGATTTTGGTTTAAAAACCTTGCATATACCAGAAACACTGACAGCTTTTATTCAATCAAAGCCGCAGTCTCAATATTGCGAATTCGTTTTTGCAGCATCAGATTCAAACCTTCTCTTGCTAAAAGAAGCTGCTCATGGTATTTTTCAGTTGCTAAAACAAAAGTATCAAGTACTATATATCGTGGGCAATATTAATCGCGAACACAAGAAAAACAAATACATAAAAACCATTCAAAGAATTTTTGGTTTCAAAGTTTTCCAAGATTTTGCCTATTATGAAGTACCGTAATCGTTTTGACAGAACAGGAGAGTGTTCTGAAAAAGGACATGATGCAGAAAGCTTGTTTATTTCAATTGCGGAAAAACAAGGCTGGAAAACTGTCAAAGCAGATCGCAAGCAACAATTATCACATATTGATGTTTTTCTGTCCAAGGAGAGTTACCCAACCTACTCTATAGACATTAAAGCAAGAAAAAAAATCAAAAGAACTGACGCTGAAACAAA